GCTGCACCAGTAGCGTTAGTCGTTACGGTTGATTTTTCGATTGTGCCACCAGCGGCTACACGGACAATGTCACCATTGTAGATTGCAGTGTTATATGTGGATGCAATAGGAATCTGACGAATTGCACCAGCATATGGCAAGCCATCTACACGGTTAATAGCCTGTAGGCCGTAGGGAGCTGAAACGGTTGGATAAGCCATTTAAATACTCCTAATTAAAAATTTAACTACCCTTTCCAAAACTACTGGTCATCTTCCGCTCATTAAAGAGAGGCATCCGAGGATCGTTTTGGCGCATAAGAGTGTTGTCTACCGCCTCCATCTGATGATCGCTTTGCTGTTTGTAATAAGCATTACGTTGCGTAACGAACTCAGTTGGTGACTTGCATAACAACAAACCGCCAATCTCAACATTGTCTTTGTATCGACTGTTGGGATCGACTAGCAGTGAAAAATGCGGTTGTTCCTCAATACGTACGGGTTCCCATCCCTCTCTGAGTTTGGCAGAGAAATTGCGGGGATCCGCATTATTTAAGGTAGCTACCCTAATCCACCGATATTCGAAGCCAGCTTGTTTATCGGGTTCTGGCAACAACTCAGGCGGTTTCCACTGCTGGGGACGCATTTGTTGTTGACGGGTTTCTACTTGTCGAGGTGTTCTGTTTTCAGCCATTTTGGGACTCCAGTTTAGTAAGTTCACGAGCGTATTGTTCTGGGGAAAGATTAAATTTCTTAGCCAGTGCCAGCTGCGTATTGGTTAATTTGACTCTTTTGGGAGATGTTGACCTCGTTGCTGGCGCAACAACCGTGCTCGGTTTACTAGTTTTAGCAGAGGGTTTGATCTCTACTTCTGATGAGGGTTTGATCTCATCCGCAAATTTCTCAGGAAATCTGCGTCTCATTTCGGCATCAATGGTAGACCAGTAGTAGTCGGAGCCAGTTGGGACTCCTTCTCTTTCCAGCTTCCTATGAATTCCCATTGCTAGGAAACTCATGTCTTCATCAACACCATACCACTTGTTTTTGTCCAACCACGCTTGGGTTTTTGAGTCCAATTGTTGGCTGGGTTGTGATATTTTTACATCAGTTTCAGAAGTTTGTAAAGCGTCATCTGAATATTCAGGTTTATAGCTTTCAATCTCCTTCGCTTCCATCTGTACTTTGGTGAGCTTTTCTTGGGCTTCTACAAGACGGTCTGAATCGCCAGAGTCATACGCATCTTTGTATTCTTTCTTAGCCTTTTCAAGCTCATAGCTAACGTTTTCCTTGTACTTGGTGTGCAAGGTTTGTTCGCCAGCAGTGAGTTTGCTCTTGAGCTTCTTGTTTTCTTCTAAAAGCTGGGCAGCAACACGAGCAGCTTCATCAGCCTCACGCTTAGCGGCTTCTTTAGCTCGGCGCTCGTCATTCCATACCTTCTTTAGCTGGTGTAGCTTTTCTTTGGCTTCACCAGTAAAGGCTTCTAGCTCGTCTTTTTCAAGCTCATCAACGATATCCTTGGGCATCTGTGATGTATGACCACGATCCTCTGGGGGTGTATCGTCTTCGATCTCGATTTCAAGTTGCTCTGGCTCTTCGATGACCTTTTCAGGTTGCTCATCTGGGAACTTAAACTCCGTCATTTGAATATCAGGCATGATTTCTCCTTATGGTCTGGTTATTCCACGTGGATCTTCAACAACGCCCTCAACGGAATCGTCATTAATGATCCTGAACTCTCGTCCGTGGATCTTTAGTCGGGTGCCAGAGTTAGGTCTGGCTAAAATAAAGTCACCAACTTTGCACCATGGCCCAGTAGGGAATCGGCTTGAGTCTTTATAGCAATCAGGACCCATTTTTACGACAAAAAACACCGTTGATAAGACCTCTTCGTAGTGCATCGTGGTATCCGCTTTGAGAATACCGCTTTCGTAAGTCTCATCAATGTCAGGAATGGCGCACAAAATGCGGTATCCAGAGGGTTCGGGTAGTTGTCTTGCTTTTTCTTCTGCTGTTTGAGGCAGAGTTGTTGCTTGTGTTACGTCATCGGGGTTTGAGCCGATTAGTAATTCACTCATCAGATTTCTCCAGTCGTTGTTTGAGGTCGGTTATGGTTAAACATGCAGCTTCGAGACCTCTAATCTGACCGCATGTGTACTTATATTCCTCAAAATTTGCACAATTTCCCGCAGCAATTGCTTTTTGGAGCATTTGGATGCGTTCAACGTACTCGTTTAAGAGGTAATCTAGGTTTTTGTCCATCATTTCCCTTCACGTGGTGGTTTATTAAGGCTGGCAATTGCTTGCATCGCCTTTAGTTCTGCGTCTTTCTGGTCCTTTTCTGTTTTTGCCAGAATTTGGGCGCCAGCGATACGCTCTTGGGAGGCTATTCTCTCCTTCTCTAGTTCCAATCGAGCAGCACCTTCTGCTGCATCGGCTTGGTCTTTGGCTGCTTTGCGTTGTTCTTCGGCTTGTTTGAGCTGAAGTTCCTTCGCTTGCATCTGAATGACAGGATCTTGAGCTGCTTGCTGGGCGTTTTGCGCTGCAATCTCGGTTTGATTGCGTTGTAAAAGCACATCGGCAGCCTGAGAAGCCATGCGTGAGATCTCGACTTCCATAGCCCGTGGGATATTTTGGTCGTCTTCCATGCTTGGCAGCTGGATACCCATCAACATCTCCATCTGTTTGCGGTATTCAAAGGCTAAATGCTCCTGAATATGCGCCATAGCAGCTGCACCGATGGCTTGTGCATTTGGGTTTTGACCAATCAATTGCATGATTTTTGGATCTTGCATGGCTGCCATGTGTACTTTGATATGCGCCTGATGGTCTTGGTACATAAATGCCTTGACGGGCTTCATGTTAATCAGGTTCATGTTCTCAGTAATGGGGTCTTGAGGTACTGCGTCATCCTCAATCTTGACTAGTTTCTTGGCGTTTTTGATTCCAAGGACTTCTAGCATCTGTCTGTGTAGTTGAGCCATATCGTAAATCTGGGGCTGTTGCTGGGCAAGCTGTAAAACGGCTTGGTACTGCACAACCTTTTGGCTCATGGTGGCTGCGTTTGGATCGGATACTGGGATCACATCGCAGTTGTCATAGTCGGACTGCTTGGCAAAACGATTGCCAACCTCTGGCTGATAGCTGTATTCGTCAGGGGTGTAGTCACGGATGATGTCTTTGAGGAGTTTGAGCTCCTGTTTCATTGAGTAGTGAACACGGGCTTGGACTGCGGACATGACTTTGAGGGTGCGCTCCAAGATAGCCAGCGTGGTTCCTACTGGGGTATTGGCGCTCATGTCTGCAATCTTTAGATCCGATGCTGAGGCAAAGCGGCGCCCTTCTTCTACGATGGTGCCAAGTAACGAGTAAAGAACTTGGCTGGGCTCTTTGTATGGAAGAGGGAGGATGTTGTCTTTAAGGACTCCAGAGGGAACGTCTACGTCTCTAAACTCACCTGGGGAGATGGGGGTATCGTCCCCTTTAACTCGCAGACCTCTGGTTTTGAAGCCACCTGGCAGATTCGATAATGTACCAGCATCGACAAGTTGTCTGATAATAGAAGTACCAGACTTAGCAAAAGCGCCGACAAGGTGAATGAGGCCAAAGCAGTAAAAGCCAAAGCCTGGAACGTAGCCATAATGAACGAAATGATTTCTCTTTTGGTGCGTGTCATCTTCGGGTCTCCAATTTCTACGAATCGCTAAGACGTTCTGCGTGCCTTTTTCAATGGTCACAATGTACGGCAGAGCAATTCCTGTTGGGTTGCCATCCTCATCTTTATCCTCATATCCTGGCAGATCGAGGTTGACTTGGGTTTCGAGGATTTTATAACGGTCGTCTGAGGTGGCTTGAAAGCCCATCTTTTCAGCGATTTTCTTTTCTACATCATCAAAAGCGGCTACTGGGTCGCCTAGGTCAATATCTCGATAAAAACCAGCGACTTGAAGTTTGCGCAGTTCGTTTTCAGTCTTGCGCATCACATGGGTCACACGCTCAGCGGTCTCTAGATCTGATGCGCCATAAGGAACAATTAGGTCTTCTGCGGGAACAAAGATGGAGACTTGGCGGTTAAGACTAGGATCAAAATAGACTTTCTTGAAGGCGTTACCTGAAAGACCTAATCCCCAGACCATGCGCTCATGCTCAGGGCGGTACTCAGTCATTACATCGGTGATCTGGTAGTTCATGTCTTTTTGAACTCGATCCGCTGCTTCTAAGATTTCTGGGGTTTCTTTACCAATAATCACGGTCTTGACTGGACCACTGGCGGGTAGGGTTTCCATGACCGTCTCGGCTTGGAACTTAACAAGGGCTTCGGATAGGAGGGGATGGTAAACACCGCAAGCGCCTTCCCAAGGTTCGGCACGTTCTTCTATCTTCATACCGAGCAATTCAATACCATCGGTATAGGTCTGCATCCATTCTTTACGGGAACTAATGTCGCCTTGAATGTCGCCTAGTAAATCACCACAGATCTGGGCGAGAGTGCCAGCGTCTAAGTATTCGGCAAGGTTGGCATCAAAGTCTTCGTCACTCGGTTCTTTTTTGTCGATCTCAATCTCTAGACCATCCATTCCAATCGTTACGGATTCTGGATCTTCGATCTCAATTTCAATGGGCTCAGCGGGAGCGATAGCTGCTAAGCCTTGGGGTAATTCGTAGAGTGCCTTGTCGATTGCCATAATATGTCCTTAGTAATAACTCACTGCTCGCCTAGACTTAAAGAATTGGACTTCCTCTTCTTCGTCTGACTGTAATCGGATAAAACCGCCTTTTCTAAATCGTATTAACGCTTGTGTGGCTGAGTCCACCAAGTCATCGTGGTCGGAGTTTGGAAAGGCAGCCATTTCTTCCATGACCTCTTCCGCCCAGCGTTTACGTGGCGCCCAGACTTTCCCTGATGCAAATAAGTCTGAAACAGAGTTTACACGGGTAATCTTATCGTTTCCTCGTGTTGGTGTAAATTCCTGAACGGGGATTCCCATTCGGCGTAGCTCAAACACAAGGGGAGCACCAGAGGCTTTGGCTTCCACAATAAACGCATCGGGCTCCCATTCTTTATACATTTGCAAGGCACGTTCCTTTAATTCTGGGAACTCAAGGCGTTCTTTTAGGGCGTCAAGCAAAATAATATGGGTGTCGTCTGGATCCTCATCCATGTGGAACACGCCCCAAGTTGTGCATGCTGAGTAGTCTGAACGTTCGTTTTTGGTAAAGGCGGTATCCCAAGACTGGATGACAAACTCACAAACAGGCGGGGTCTCTTTTTCCCACATTTGCCACCATTCTCGTTTAACAATCGCACCTTCCTCGGAGCTTGGATCTTGTTGGTACTGAGCTGACCATTTCGAGATTGGCAACTCGTTTCTGAGTTTTTCAAGTTCAGAGTATGACCAAAACTCAGGCCAGAGAGGGTTACCGCTAGGCATGATGGCTGGAAGGCTAATCACTTCCCACTCATCCCCATCTCGCTCGACCATGGATTGGAGGACTCGACCAGTTAGATCCCGCTTAGACCAGCGGGTCATCACGATAACGATGGCGCCTCCAGGTTGTAAACGCTGACGTGGTCCTGAGCCATACCACTCAAAGACCTTATCGTAGACTTCGGGGTTTGAGGAAGCTAAAGCGGCTTCTTGTTCTGAGTGAGGGTCGTCAATAATGAGTAGGTCAGCACCTTTACCCGTAACAGTACCACCAACACCAATAGCGAAATAGTCCCCGTTAGCATTAGTAGCCCAGCGACCAGCAGCCTTGGAATCATGGCGCAAAGCGACATTGGGAAATATCTTGGCATATCTCTCTCCATCAACTAAGTTACGAACCTTACGACCAAAGCCCACGGCAAGTTCAGCAGTATTCGAGGTCTGGATGATCTTTCGATTGGGGAACTTTCCTAAATACCACGCTGGCAATAAATACGAGGCGAACTCTGACTTTGTATGACGGGGAGGCATATTAATAATCAAGCGCTTTAACTTCCCCGCTGCAATTTCCTCAAATTTTTTTGCCATCAAAGCGTGATGCCTTCCATGAATAAACCCAGGCCACATCTCTTTCACAAACGCCATAAAGGACTTTTGTGCTTTATCCCGCACGAGCGAATCCCGATAGCCCTCAGCCATCTTCAACAGATTTTCCCGATCCCCAGGATTTAGGCTCAGTAAGAGCGCATCTAAATTACTCAAGGTTTCTTACCCGTAAGTACGATGGTCTGATCGACCGAGGCACATGCTTTAACCCTTTACATAAACCCAAGTCTATTAACCGCCGCATTTTCCGATTGACGTTGCCTCGACCCTTTTCGCCCGTGATATACATGACATCATCTACGCTTGGACCAAAACCAAACTTTAACCAGAACTGCTCAATCACCTGATAGATTTCCTTTTGTGCGGGAGTCACTTCTTTAACCTTTCTTCGACCCATGTTTAACTCGTTCAATAATATCCATCGACCTAGCTTTCGCCTCTTCTTCCAATATTCTTTCTTTTAAATAACTCATCATCCTTAACAACCGCCCACGATCACTTAACAACAACTGCTCTAAATAATCCAATACCTGATGTTCCTTGGTTCTTTCTAAGTGAATACTCACTTTGCCCCCCTTTCCAATATCACCACGTTACTGTCCAATAAATCCATCAACTTACGCCTGTCTTTTTCACTCATCCTTTTGAGCCGATCCTCCAAAATATCTGGGTCTATCCTGACTATGGGACCCAAATCACCAAGGGGGGGTGTTTCACGTGGAACATTGTTTTCTTTTTCTGACATATTCATTAGGGGGTGGGGGGTCTTATATAAGATTAGGGTTTACCCTGTGTCACCTGTTCAGGTGAACAAGTGACTAAGGGTTTTCCCTGAGTATCGGAATTAGGAGGGGATTCAGTGTGTGAAATACTATGCAAGTTGGCTCGCTGACCCAATGCCAAAATTTGGGTCTCGCCCCCTCGTGGGTCTGCCAAATCCCCGTTTGCAATGCCCTCACCCCCGTCTAAGGACACTTGTTCCCCATCATCCATGACATCATCACTTGATTCATGACTGCCGACAAGTTCAGCGAGTAGGTCATCTGCGTTGCGTGTCTCGACATCAATCGCCTGACTGTTCTCGATAGCCAGTTTGATACTCGCCATTAGTTTCTCCCGCATCTCACTGGGATCACTGACTTGCACGACCTCTCGCCGTTCGGTAAAGAGTGCGACCTCGGTGATCTTGCCGAGCAGTTCCAGTGCTTTGAGTTGCTGGGCTGGGGGACAATCCTCATCCAACACCTTTTCAGTGATCTTATGGATTGCCAACGCCCTCAAGTGAGCAGGGGTTTGATATTTCTGCGCTTCAATCGCCACCTTAAACGCATTCACCTGAGCCTGAATTGCGTCTGACTTTGCGAGTTCCTGACCTTTGCGACTGGCTGTTCTCGGATTAGCCTTACTCTTTCGACCATTCGGTCTGCTCTGCCTGTATGCTTCTGCCTTGGTCTTTCCCAGTGCTAATTCCTCTGCGAACTTGATTTGTGAGGGGGTTAGACGCTTCTGTTTACTCTGACTGACTCCCAGTAGCAAGGTCTCCACTGGCATTGCTTTCAAGCCCTCTTCGATCTGTTTCTTCGTGAGTCTTTTTGTAGGTATCACTTGAGTATTGCCCTGTTTATCTATATGGACACGATATTAGGGCATTACTGGTATATCTGCAAGTATTAGTCCTTATATAGGTTCTCTATATACATTGGGAGTTGTCATTGGGCTGTTGTGCTTCGCACCTTACCCGCTTTTAGGTCTCAGTTGCCCAGATTGATCCCCCGCTAACCCTTATCCAGTAAGCCCTAAAAATTATTTTCAAAAAAGTATTGTGTTCTTATTTCTTTCTTCGCTATAATGTCGGTAGGTGCTAAACACCTAATTCGACTACCAAACTGCTAGGAGATAGAAATGCTTACATTGAGTTCTAAATCTGTTGTTGTGCCAAAAGGTGCTTACATCCTTGGCGATCCTTGTTATGTAGTGCCTGACGCTGACTGGGGTGCTTTACTCCAGTCATGCAATTATTTCAATGAGCCTGTTGGCAAGGTTGGAGACTTTGAAGTTCTTGCCTTTGGCACTAAATGGGGTGATGGTTGCTATCCCGATAACAAGGGTAATACATATCCAGTTGATGCGGGTTTGATTGGTCTTGTGCCTGTTGCTTACGCTACCACCGACTGGAATGATTCTACCCTCGTTGTGTTTGAGACTGCCACCTTATGCACCAATGATGATGGAGTTCTAAAGTTTGGTGATTACATTGTTGATACTGTTCTTGAGGAAGAAGTAGAGGAGTGATACCTGTAAGCCCATGCACTGCGTGGGTTTACGGATTATCAATCCCGATAATCATAACTGCTAGGAGATTAAATTGGATTCGACTACCACTTTAGATTTATCCCAATTTATTGGGACTGCGAATTACTATCAAACCAATCCCATGTTTGCAAAAGGTCTGCACCATACTGATGGGGTTCAATACTTTGCTGAGAATGCGGGTAATGGTGCTTACTGGTTCTTGGATATCGTTGCGACTGAGTATTTTCCACTGCTCAAGAAAGAGCCATTCATCAGCATTACGCTGATCGTTGGAAGTAATCAGGATGACAACAATGCAATGATCGTAGTTGAAGATGGTGATTGTGAACTGTTGGCAAAGAAGATCATTGAATACACCGACTGCCCAGTTGGTGAATACAAGTTCTTCCTGACCGACAATGTTTTGATGCTCACTTCGGAGTATTGAAATCATGGCACACCAAACCTTTTTTGTTGGTCGTGCCGAGTTTAATTGCCCTTTGATCCTTGAGGGATCATGGGGCGAGAGAGACTTAGGCACACACGAATCCACAATGGAGTTGTATTTCCATGATGACGCTACTGGGTTTATCGAGTGGGATATTCCTACACTGGATAAGTTTGAATACATTGGTTTGTGGTTCTCTATTGATCCTGTTGGAGTTCGCACACTGACCGATTATGACGGAGTAATGAGCCTGTCTGATAAAGCCATTGAGTTGTTGCGTAAGTTTGATGTGATCGTTCCTGAGGAGTTCGAATAATGCGAGTTGAATTTGATGAAGACACTGGTCGGGTTCTACTGCGTGTGTGGAAATGCGACTGCAATCGTGAGGTCTGCTCGGATGGTTCAGGTGAAGACATTGCCTGTGATTGTGGACAGTTGTTCAATGCTTTCGGGCAAAGACTGATTGATCCCCGCTTGTGGGAAGAGAATGAGGATTACTAGGCAAACTGATGAGACTTGAATAGTCGAAACCCAGTGCATGAGTCCGCAAATTGCTTTATTGCATGAGTCCGCAAATTGCACTGGGTCTTTGTCAAAACTGCTAGGAGATAGAAATGAGAGTTGCTGAATTATCAATCTACAAATACTCTGAGTTAGATGGTAAAGCAAAGCAAAGGGCTAAAGACTGGTATATCAATGGCATGGACTACCCTTGGCATCAGGAGAACATTGATTCAATCAAAGCCTTCTGTGAGCATTTTGGGATTACTTTGAAAGACTGGTCGATTGGTGGGCGGGGTGAATTTCTAAAGACTGATGTTGAAAACCATCATTTCAGAGGGTTCACCTTGGAAGATGCCAAGAAACTAGCCAAAACTGGGTATTTGCCCAAATCAGGTATGTGGTTGGACTGCACCATGATCCAGTCATTCTTTGAGGAATTTAAGAAAACTGGTGATGCCATGTATGCCTTTCATCAGGCATTGGAGTCTGCACTGATCGCTATCAATCGGGACATTGAATATCACTACTCAGATGAAGCAGTCGAGGAAATGATGGAAATCAACAATTATGAGTTTGATGAAAACGGAAGGATTTTCTAATGTGGGACTGGATACTGGCTATTTGTTTAGCGTATGTTGCATATGTGGTGTGGTCTGCAATCGTTGTATTTAACTAGGGGAGTGTGATGGAAGAAATTAAAGATTACGACAAGTATTGGAATGTGGTTGCCAAGAAACTGTTGCTCAATAAACGGATCGTTGATGTGCGATACATGACAAAGGAAGAAAGGGATCAGATGGGTTGGTATGAAAGGTCAATCGCTTTTCAAACCGAAGATGGTCTTTGGTTCTTCCCCAGTCGTGATGATGAGGGGAATGGTGGGGGTGCATTGTTTACCAGTGATGATAATCAATCCTGTTTGCCAGTGATGCCCTGAGTGATACCTTTATGCCCTTGTGTGAGGGCATAAGGATTGTCATTCGGCAATCAATAACTTTTTAACTGCTAGGAGAATGTTATGGGATTAGATATGTATTTAACTGCCAAGAGATATCTTTCGTCTCACCGAGACGAGGACAAGGAAATATCTCAAAAGGTCAATGAAATGATTGGGGTTGATGGTAATCCTGAAAAACGCTTTGCGGGATCGAGCCTTGTGGTCAAGGAAGTATCGGTGGATGCTATGTATTGGCGAAAAGCAAACGCTATTCATGGGTGGTTCGTGGAAAACTGTCAGGGCGGGGTGGATGAGTGTCAGCAATCCTATGTGCCGAGAGAGAAACTGGTGGAGTTGCGGGACTTGTGCAAAGACATTCTTGAGAATCCTGATGCCGAAAGGGATGAGGATTTAGAGCCAATGCAAGGCCCATTTTTCGGAACATACGAAAAAGATGAATGGTATTGGGATGATCTGAAAAGGACTGTTGAGGGCATTACCAATGCTCTGGAATCACTGCCCGAAGATCAGTATGAGTTTTACTATCAAGCCAGTTGGTGATCCTATGGACTTTGATTCTTGGAGTGCCAAATACAAGCCCATTCCAAACCATCTAAACGAGGATGGTGTGGACTATTTCGAGACCTATGGGATCGAACTGGGCTATGTATTGGGGGTTGCGGATTGCGATCCCAAGAGGGTGTGGACTTATGTTGATGGGGATGGTGGGACTTACCTTGTCAATGGGTATCACTTAGTGAATCGCATTTACTACATGATTACCGAAGTGCCATACGAGGGTGAATATGTTGAAGTAATAGTTAGTCAAGAGGAGTGTGAAGATGCCTAATTGGAAACCAGTGGAATTAGTCCAAGACTATTGGATTATTCAAGATGAAGATGGTTATACCGAGTATGTGGATCATACTGGGCATAACCTTATGTTTACTACTAAAGAAGATGCACAAACAAAAATTGACTTGATAAAGGAGTTTGAAAATGCCTAATTGGTGCGATAACACTGTGTATATAACCCATGATGATCCCAAGAAAATCCAAACCCTTGTGGATGCGTGGAAAGCAAACAAATTCTTTGGAACTATCTACCCTGAGCCTGATTACAACAAGGTTAAGGTAAGGCCTACATTCCCCAGTATCAAGGGTAATGATGATCCTGTTAGCCCTGAATCTGCGTGGTGGGACTGGCGGGTTCAGAACTGGGGAACAAAGTGGGAGATCACAACGGATGAAGCCTACATTGATATCCATGAGAAAGAAATCAGGGTCTCGTTTTCTACTGCTTGGAGTCCGCCTACTGGGATTTTTGATAAGTTGGTGGATCAGGGTTATGGGGTCAATGCCCTTTACTACGAGGGCGGTTGTGCCTTCTGTGGTGAATATGTGGATGGATCAGAAGAAACCTACGGGATTGATGGGGATTGGAAGTGGGTGCAAGAGAACATTCCCGAATCCATTGATTCTGAGTTTGGCATTTCTATCAGCATGAAAGAATATCGGGCTGATGATCTTGCTAGTGAGATCGAGGAACTGGAAGAAACATTGAAAGAAAAAGATGATCCTGAACTATCTGCCCAGTTGATCGCCAAGAAACAAGAACTTGAGGAGATTGAAAATGCCTTCTAAATACGAAGTAGTATTTTCTAGGAATGAAACCACTATCTATATCGTCAAAGTGGAAGCAAACAGTGAAAAAGATGCAGAGAAAAAGGCACGAAAACTTTACGATCAGGGATACTGGAACAGAGAAGAAATAGTCTATGGTGAAGAACAAACCCATGAGATCAATTACATAAAGGACTTGGAAGATGCTTACCAAAACTGAGGTGGAAAGCAAGGGCTATACAGTCCTTCCTAAAGGTGGATGGATATACCTTGATCCTGAGATCATGCCAAGAGACTGGGATGATATCTGCCGAGACTTTAACATTGATCCCAGTGCTAGAGGTGCATACCTTTGCGTGGTGGGGGTTAAACAAGAATCATGGGATGAGGGGGATGATGATGCGTAGATACGGAGTAAGGGTGCGGTTTACTGGAACTACCTATGTTGAGGTGGATGTGCCAAATGGGGAAGATCCTGATGAATATGCCCTTGATGAAGCAAATTCAAAAGATGTGGATGAGTGGGAAACCGAGGTTGTAGATGTAGATGAGGTTGATCCTAATGACTAAAACTGTATTAGAACTAATAAAAGAACACTTGATTACATGGCCTCAGTCGGTGGATTCTCAGTTGTGGAATGACCGAGTTGAGACTTTAATCAAGCGGGTTGAGGAATTAGAGCAGAAGAAAGACCAAAAGCCCGAATAGGTTTACCTAGCAGTAAATGGATACCCCCAGTGCAGTTTGACTGGGGGTTTTTCTATATCATTTGCCCATTAAGACCTTTTTAAGGGACTGGGACATACGGAACGCACCATGAGCAAGATAGTCATCATTGAAATCATGCCCGACTGTATTACTGATCCAATAAGGTTTGCCTGTCTCTTTGGCGATTCGTTCGCCGACACCACTGGGGTCATTGTCAGCAACGACTATCCCATTGGGGATAATACTCGCTACTTCCTTGAGGTTTCCTGCACTAAAGCAAACATGGATCGTGTATCGCATTTTATTAGCACGCATTACCGCCTGAATCGAGAGTCCAGTAGCCAAACCCTCGCAGAAGATTGGGACACCCTTTGCGTCAAGGGTAAAGACTGCCCCCTTCGTCTCTTGACCATAGAGAAACTTCTTATCCCCCTCGTCATTGATGAGTTGGCATCCCACTATTCTGCCACCCTTACGCATGGCAACGACTAACTTGTTTTCGCCCTCTGGCGTATTCCAAACTGGCATCATCTCATCTGGGAATCCCTTTTTCACAAGATAGGGATGGTGCAGAAGTTCGGTCTGGTGCATGATCCATCCCGCTTTGGCAGCAGCCTTTTCAGCCAGTCGTTTGCGTTCATTGATCGCTTGGTCTTTCTGTTTTAGGAACTGTGGGGTTGGTGCATAATTTCCCTGTGGTTTCCATATACTTGGCTTATCCATGGTTGCCCAATTCTGCACCCAGCCGACATCACCCATGAACTTGTATCTGCCATTCTTCTTACGGGGATGGTCTTCTGTTGGTGTTGATACCCATTTGAATGGGGTTACATAGTCAATGATTAGCCCATGGGATCGTGCGAAATCCTCAAATCTCACTTATCACTCGCTTTCTTTAGCGTTGACCAAACAATCCACTGTCTTTCTAATCCTTGCTCTTGAATAAATTGAGATGCTTGTTTTATAAGGTCTGCTTGTTCTTTTAGCATGTCAATGACTGCTTCTTGAATTTGAAAATCTTTTTCTAAATAATCAGCTAATTCGTATGCGTTCATTTCTTCTCCCTGTGTTCTAGCGCCATCTGATAAGCGTGATATAGCCGATGGGTAATGTTTTGTATGGTGTATGCCATGAACTCATCGCTTGGGTTTCTTTCCCCTATGGTTTGACAAAACATCTGCCAAATATGCACAGCTTCATGCACCAACAAAACTGCGTTTTCAATCGGGTCTTTCTTTTCAACAAGCATTACAACGCAATCTGTTGCCTCTCCATTACACATTACAAATTGGCACCTCGCACCATCATCAGGCCAATTAGGGGTCAAATGTTTACCCTCTTTAGTTAACTGGGATAAGGCTTTGACATAGGCTTTCTCATCAATACACAAGCACCAATTAAACAATCGGATACCAATCTCGTCACTTAACCACATTGGTTCTTTCTTGGGGTCAAACTTCACTTCTCACTCGCTTTCCGCTCTGCCTGAGCCTTGTTCAATGCTAAGGATGACTCCAGACCCTTTTCTAAGTCTTGAATCATGGCTTTGTGCAATTCCAATTCAATCTTGTAGCATCCTATTTCTTCTGCTAATTGTTTTAGTCTTGCTTTGAGTGAGCCAATCTCGTCTGCTTGTTGGCGAAGCATATTAATTGCTTCATTGTGAAAATGACCAGCTAATTGTTCCATCTTATTTGCTAATTCGTATGCGTTCATTTCTCAATCGCTTTCTTTATAGCCCTATTCAAATCATCAGAGGCTTTTATTGCTTTTTCAACGGCAATTTCTAAAACATCCTTAGGTGTAATACATTTCATAATGGCTTCAATTTCACCTTCCTTGCTATAATCGCAACTATCTACCCATTCAATGTCATGCAGTGCTTTGGCAACTTTACGAAGATGTTTAACAAATGCCTCTCTTTCAGGGTTAATTAAACGGATTTCATCAGCAATATCATTGACTTTAGAATAAAAATAATCATAAGAACCGCCACTCATTTCTCACTCGCTTTCTTTAGTATTGCTCTAGCAAATTCAATCCATCCTTCATTGGAATCAATAAGGTTTACAACTGCATTACCTATTTCAATTATTTCCTCATCACTTAACTCTTTTATTTGAGGTGTTAAATTAATAGTTTCATATCCACTATTTTTAAAGCCAAGTGTTTTTTCTAAATTGCGTATGCGGTCTGCTTGTTGGCGAAGCATTTTGGCGGCATCAGTCAAATACTCCGCACTTTCTTTATATGCCCATCTATCTACAATATCTGCTAATTCGTATGCGTTCATTTCTCACTCGCTTTCTTTAGTATTGCTTAAATGCTTTCTTATTTTGGCATGACATTGACCTAATACTCCTATAGCCATATGAGTTTCACCATCAACAAGCCATTTTGACGCTCTGTCAATTTCATCCATTAAAAACACAACTAATTCTCTATCACTTAACTCTTTTATTTGTGGTGTGGTGTAGAGTGGAATATCAAACTCATTGTCCTTTTGTTTTTGGACTTGAATGGTGATTGAGCCAAATTCGTAATTACCTAGAAAAATCAAAGTATCTTTTTTAATCCATGCTACTGGTTCAGCACTTTTTTCCAACTCCGCTATGCGGTCAGATAGCGTAGCTATCGCTTGTGCTTGTTGGCGTAGCATATTGGCAATATCAGTAGCAACATTTTTAGGTTCGCCACTTGACCAATCTGCTGGTATTTCATAAGCCAATCCTTCGGCTTGTTCTGCTAATTCGTATGCGTTCATTTGGTTTCTCCTGTTCTCTCAAACCACCACTTCCAGCGTCTTTGCTTGGCGATCATGGCTACATATTCTTTGACAAACTGCTCGACTGTCAGCCCCATCTTGATACATAGGTCGTATTCGACCTTGGTTATCTTGATGGGCATGAGTTCGTTCTTGCCCCTTCGCTTTCTAACGATCATGCTCTATCTCTCTTTCTTGCCCACTGAATTTGTTTGTGCGTAATCCACTTCATGGTGTTAATTGATGGGGGGACTTGGGTATCTTCTAGTCCACGAGGCCATACCCCAAACTTCTCCTTGTATTTGTGGCTCGCCCAGTTCGGGTTGTAGTTGCGTTGGTTGGCGTAGTAAAGCAGTTCGGAGTAGAAGATCTGCTTGTCATCTTTCTTCACCTTGTTGCCTGATACCAGTTCGACCAGTTCACCAGCCACGGATTCGACTAGGTTTCTGCGTTTGCGGACATGACCACAAGCGGGGCAAGTATCGCTGTTCTTAGGCCATAGGTATCCGCACTCAGGGCATTTGGATTCCTTCTTGGTCTTCTCAGTCGGCTCTTTCTTGGCTCTCTCGACCTTGCTGTTTAGGGTCTTGACGCCCTCGGAGTAAACCTCATCCCAGTCGTCTCGAAAGCGTAGGTAGTTGCCTGAATGGTCTAGCCATAGGGCAAACTCCTTACCCTCATGGGTTCGCATCACCCGCCCCATCTGTTGGATGTGGCTCGATAGCGACTTGGAAAAGGGTCGGGCAGACACACCGATTAGGACATCGGAGACATCGAAACCCCTGGTCAGAATGTCGGTAGCAATCAAACCATTGATCTCGGTATCGGGTTTAGCAAAGTCCTCGATGGCTGCCCGTTTGAATTCGTCATTGTCTTTGTAGGATATTGAGACAAAGTTGTAGCCTTTTTGAGCAAACTTATCGACTAGATGTGCGCCATGGGCTACACCTGAGCAGAAAACAATGGTTTTAACAGGCTTGCCAAACACTTCATGGGTCTTTTTGATCCATTCATCGACAATATCGCCTGTTATTTGCATCCCTCTCTCGGTAGTTTGGTCGGCTGACCACTCGCCAGCGACCTTTTTCACGCCAGTCATGTCGATTTCTTTGGCGATATACACCCGCAGTGGGGTAAGCCACTTGTTTGCCACCAAATCCTCGGTTGTAGCCCCGCAAACCACATTGGAATACAAATCCCCTAACCCTTTGGTAAACGGCGTAGCAGTGAGTCCTATGACCTTTACCTTGGGGTTGCTCTTGATGAACTCAGATGTCTGCTCACGAGTAATGTGGCACTCATCCACGATCAAGAGGTCGATCTCTGGAAAGTTGGTTCGTCTTTCTAGGGTTTGGGCAGAACACACTTGAAGTCTGTTGGTGCGGTCAAACTTCCAGTGATCGGCTTGGAATACCCCATGGTTGATGCCGTATTTGGTCAGGCGATTGCTCGTCTGATCGACCAAAACAATGCGGTCTAGCACCATCGCTGCACGCTTGTAGTTGTCTTTCGTAGCCTTCATCAGGTAGATGGCTACTTCGGTCTTACCAAATCCAGTTGGGGCATATAGCAGTTGGGTTCGATGTCCTTGCTTAAATCCCTCACGCAAGGCATTGACCACGTGCATTTGATGCTCTCGTAACTCTAAATCCATTCACACTCCTAACTACCAGAATCCCTCTGGCTTGGGCTTGGCTTACGCCTTATTCAAACTTCTTTAACTTGGCTTTCAGTGATTTGACGGTGCGGATTAACTCAGCGTTCTCGTTCTGATAGATGTCTCGGCTCTCACGCAAGGACTTGTTCTCAATCTCAAGCACCTTGATCTGATTGCGCAGATCCTTGATGGTCTCCTCGGCATCAATCTTCTCGATCTCAGACGCATCCCACTGCCCCAGTGCAATCTTGTCCCTTAGTAGGGTGTTCTCTTCGGCAAGGGTATTGACTGTATCAGCCAGTTCTTTGACCTTCTGCTCCACCTCGGATGGCTCGGTGGTCAGGTCAGGCTTGGTGGTTGGGCGGTCTGTCTTTTTGGTCTTCTTCTTGATGCTAGAAGTTTCCATGGTTGTGGTGTTGCCATGCTTATCCACATAGGTAACGGTGGTCTTCTTTTGCTCTTTGTGCTCTTCCTGATACGCCACACGCAAACGCTGGACTGTGGATATGGATACTTCTAACTGCTTGGCGATCTGCACGTTTGACCATTTGCCCCATTCCTCATCCTCAAACATCTTGCGAATGATGGCTCGTATATCTTCGGGCTTAGGCGGTTTGCCATGGCGGTTGTTGGCACTCCACGCAAAAAGCATGGCATCTCGCAGCGTTCCTTGTTTGACTTCGGCTTCAATGGTGGTGATGGCATTGGACTTGGTTGCAAAGTAGCGGTGAAATCCATCCGCCAGCCAGTATTCCGATCCGTCATGGAAGACGATGATTGGTGGGAATTTAATCCCATCCCGCATCTTCTCGGCATAGTCCTTGACCATGGCTTGGTCAAGTTCTAGGCGGGGCTGTGTGCCCCCATCAGTACGGATGTTGAGTATGTTTAGCTTCTTCATGTTTATTTCCGATCAAGGGTTATTTTTAGTTCTTCCGCAAAGACTCGCTTTAGATTGCTAAAACTGCCGTTGCCAAAGTTAGTTATTTTACGCAGTTGATTTTCATTAAAAAGCGCCATGACATCACCAACAGTTTGGCATCCTTCAGCGACCAAGCAGTTGTAGGTGCGGACTTTTAATGGCAATGTATCAAGCGGGATCGCATAGGTCTTCTCATTGTCTTTGTCATCTTTGAAACGCAGACGGGCATAGGCTCGATTGAGTTGCTCTTTGGCTAAATCCAGTTGTCCTCGTAGGTTGTTCAGTTCCCGAACTCGTGCATCTTCTTCCAAACGCTGATTGACAAAGGCAGAAAAGTTGGCCATGTCAGCGATGCTACTAAACTCCGCAATTAACTTCATTTCATTCTCCTTAAAATGGGGCTTCTTCAAACACATAGGCTGGTTTATGTTGCTTCACCCGCTTGTACGACCAGCCCTCACGCACAGCGACTAAACTCTTTGCTTCCTCAAGGCGCCCGACTATCCGCATCAGTTCGCCCATCTCATCTCGTATCTCGTACACCCCCACCCCCTATCTAGTTAGTAGTAGTAGTTAGTATTAGTAAGGTGAGTTGCTTTTTGGTGAACGCACCTAGCCTATCCTAGATGCCTTCAACAGTTGCTTTCTGGAGCCACTGCACCCGCCAGACGTTCGACTAGAGACTCTGGCTTCGCCATCTCTGCTCCTGTTTCAAGTCTTATCCCACAGTAGGAGCATCTTCCCGAATAGCTGTCGTTAAAGAATCCGACCTATGCGGTGTAGCTGAGAGGAATATTGTGAAGACGAACGCAGTTACGCATTCATCCACACGATATTTCTCCTAGCACGATTAGATTAAACCAACAGAAATAAATTTGCAACAATTTTTTGCACAAAAGAAAAACCCCCAGGAGTGTGAGCCTGGGGGTTTGAGGTGAGTGTGTCACCGTTGGGCTTGCATTGCACAAGTCTCTGCTAGGAGATTTATCGTGCGATACCAGTGTGGGCTGGTGCACTAAATATAGCACATGGTTCTACAAAACGTCAATATATTGTGTTCCATGGTGCTCTATAGGTGTCTATAGGCGTCTATCTTGTATCAATAATGCCATTCTCAAAAAGCCAGCCAATCGTCTTCCGATGGGCGCTTTCCCACATTTCTACCCGTTCTTCCTTGCTCATCTGGTAGCCCTGATCCAGCATGGAATGACAGCGAAAACATAATGCTGCGATGCGGTAATCGTGCGCTTTTAGGGCTCTGCCCTTGCCATCCCGTAGCTGGTTGGAGTGCGCAGCGCAGACTGTTCCATCCACTTTGCCACAGTTCTGACAGGGGCTAACCCTGACAGCTTCTAAGAGCTTCTTGTTTCGATAGATAGTCATAGATCTAGATGATATACATACTTAAACTGCTCATTTGGGATAACTACACATGGCTCAGTCCTGACCTCGTGGTTTCTGCGCATGGTCTTGACTTCTGGGTTGCCTTGTATTTCAAAATAAAGGTAAAGATCATCAAACTCCACAAACATTAAGGCTGGGATGCCATGCCGCTGACCTTCTGCCATCATGGTTTGAAACTTCTTCTGGCTAAACTGGAAGTCTGGGAATGTGCCAAAGTTATTAAATCTTCTGCGGTATTCCCCAATAGCCAGCAGACGATTGCCTCGAAAGAACTCCCAATCCCATATGCTCATAGGGTCTTGGGTAACAATATCCACATTTAACAGTTGCATTAGATCAGCCCTTGCCTTGGACTGATTCATCATGTCTTCTTGGATTTGCCAGTTTTCTTTACGATTTAAACCTTTTTCCAAGATCATAAAAGATCATCAGATTGATGAATGTTGTATCTAGCTCTCAGAGCTCGTTTAATCTTTGCCAAGGCGCTTTTCTCGATCATGGATACCGCAGCCCTCGTAATTCCTAGCTCTTTTGCAATCTCGTCATGGGTAAGTTCTGCTTGTGGCCCCTTGGGTTTCTTAACATCTTCCTTCGTCTTCATCTTCAATCCTCACACTTGAAGATCTATTGTATGCCCGATTCCACGCTGCTTGCCAGACGATCCAATAATTCTGGAGAATCTTTTGGGGATGAGGCCATGGCTCTATGTTATCCATAGCCCACTGGTTGAACTCTTCTTCCATTCGGGTGCTAATATTTGATTCCGTTTTCATTTAATAGGCTCCGTAAACGATGACATTCAGCCTGAACAATATGTAGCTGTTCTCGTAGCATTTGTTCTCGGTCTTCCTGATCTTGCAGAGCTACCAGCCCAGCAAATGGGATAGGTTCTACATTAACCGTAACGCTCTCTTCTTTTGAAGCCACATAGTCTTTCAGGGTAAAAGTTGTCATTTCATCATATCTCCATGGTCAGGGTGTTGCGCTAAATTATTGTTACCGCCTTCGGTTATATCGTATCCATGTCCCTGTAAATATTCAAATAGGGCTTTACGCTTAGGCTCAAACCAAGGCTTCCAGTTCCACGCCTCAAAGATGATCGGCGGGTAGTTGTTGTTCTTGATGGTCTTAATTCCACCCTTGATAACCTCTAACTCATGGCCTTCCACATCAATCTTGATTAGCCGAACATTTTGATGATTGCCGTCATCCAGTGGGAATAAGGTAATAGTCTCGTCTCTGCCCTTAGTTGGGCACTCGTAGTCAGGCTCTTCACGCACCTCTTTGTCCACGCTAAATGCGCCAATGTTGGTTTCTGTTTCGTAGTCGGGCAAGATTAGTCTCATGCGATCCTGTTTGTCTGACAGACCAAAGTGATGCGTATATACGTTATCCAGCCCGTTGATGAAGGTGTTGGCGCATAACTGGTAGTAAATAATGCGCTGTGGCTCAAAGGAATGGAAAGTAAGATGGGGGTTTGCCTTAGCTAATGGGATGGTAAAGGTTCCCATATTTGCACCAATATCCAGCACCACTCCGTTTTGATGCTTCTCCAGTATCTTGTGGGACAGGGCAAAGACCTCGACCTCATAGCCCTGTTGCTTTATGGCATTAGAGATTAGATCCTTACCCTTGAACACAAGGTACTGGTTGCCAAAACAATTAACAAGTTCGCAGTTGGGTAGCATATTAAGCCTTTACTAAATCTGTATTAAAAGAAATGATTGTTTTTGTGCTTTGACTTTTGTTTGGTTTTGAGCAGTGCAAAAGGATGCTGGGAAAGGATATTATTTGCCCTTCTTTTACATCCATTTCGAACTCTTGCCCCAAGAACTTAAAGGTTGTCCTTGACCCTTTTTCTGGCAGCTCAACGTAATAAACACTTGAATATAGGCAAGATTCGTGCAAGTGCCACGAATGAAAGTCATCAAAAGCGTACTGTTGAAACCAAAAGTTCTTTAGTATGGCCCTCACCTCATGGTTATAGAGAGCACATATCTTATGATTTTGATCTTGAAATAATGGCTCAACAGTGCGCCAATAACGGCGTGGATAGTTTGCATGCAGCTCCCAGTCGGTGTTGCTTACGCTAACGCCTTCCACTATGGAGCTGTGTATGCCTACCTCTTTTATCTCACTCAGTATTTTTTGCTTAATCTCTTGGTGGTTTGCCACGTCAGAAATAACAAAGCCGTTTCTTAAATCCATCATTTAGGCTCTTGGCAGCGTTCCAGCAAAGTTGTATGTGCCACTGTGGACTAGGTTTGCCCAAGGCGCTGCGTATACCTTAAAGCCATTCTGCCTAGCCAGCTTGCAGAAGTGGTAGTCTTCGGACAGCAGACGGTTGGACTGCTCGTCAATGCTGGTGGCAAAGAACTCATGGATGATCTTTTTGACTGGGTTCTTATCCACAATCAAGATCATGTCGTTGGTGTAGGTTGGGACTTTGGGCTTGAGCGCTTCGAATACCTCACGCTTAATCAGCATAAATCCTGTGCCACCGTTGTCAATTTCCATGGGCTCGTTGATGCTGCCAGTGGTTTCGGTTACGCCATTGACCAAATTAACCACAAACGATCCTGTGTAGTTAGGTAAATCTTTGTAGTCAACGCCCTTTTTGACTGCATCGGACACCAGTTGCCAGTTGATTTCCTTCTTGGGATACAGTCCGCAGATGATGTCCTTATCGGCTTGGATCATCCGCACAATGTCGGCTGGGTTAAAAGTGATGTCGGCATCAATAAACATCAGATGGGTGGCATCTGGAGTCTGCAAAAAGTCATAAGCCAATCCGTTACGAGCACGGGTAATCAAGGACTCGTTTTGCATATACGAGTAATACATCTTGATCTGATTTTGCATAAAGACTTGGGTGCAGTTCAGAATACCCATCGTGTATCCACCTACGCACATACCGCCGTACATGGGGGTTGCCACAAATAAAATGGCTGGCTTCTTCGCTTCTACTGCTTGTACATTTTCTAACATTATTTCTCCTTATGGTATGGGCAATCTGAAAACTTTTTCTTACTCTTAATAATATGTCTGTATGTGTTGGTAAACGTTATCTTTTGTCTCCACATCAGATCAAACTCTTGTTTTGATATTAAATGTCTCTTTATCTTAATTTTTTTATCTGTCATTGGGGTTAAATGCGCAAGCACTTGCCCGTGGGGAACGTTATACAGTCTTTCTCTGTCGGTCGGGAATACTATGTTGATATTCGTGCTTCTTTGAAGTCCAAAATTAAATACTCCAGGAAGCACTTTTAGTTCTGACAATGATTCATCAAAGCTGTAAGTTGGCTGGCTCCAAATCCAGTTAATGTTCTCTTTTGTCTTTAATTTCCAAATGCTGGTTATTTTTATATGACCATGGTTGGGAAGTAAGCCAGTTGCCTGATTACGCATATCGTGAGGAAGAACCTCTGTGATTTGATCTGAGAACTGCCATGAGTAGCTCTCTTTTTCTACTTTTATTGCTAGTGCACTCCATAAAGGAAATGCTACCGAATTTGCGTAGTAATCAGTCATGCCAACACAAGTCTTCATTGTTGGGTAAACACTAAAACCATTAGCAGCCAAATAAGTATTTGGCAGTTTTCGCCACCATTCTGGCAAATGTTTAGCTGCTTGGGCTATAGGGGCTGTTTGCAAAGCCAATTCATCAAACGTAAAACAATCAAGTACTATTGATTTTTTAGGGAACAAAAAAATCATTTAGCTCTCCATGGAAAATTACCGCTATAAAGTTTATTCATAAATTCATTACCCTCTCGAAAGAATACTTCCGCATCTGGGCGCAGCCTGTAGTTCACGGTATACAGGCCTGTGCATCCGTAGCTGTAGTAGTCTTTAGCCGTAGACACCGCCACCCTAGATAACAGGCGATCTGTCCAGTAGTAGTCTGTCTGCAAGGTGCTATTGATCTTCATTAGGAACTCGGTCTTGAAGCAATAGCAGTTCATATCGACCAAGTTAATATTCTTCCAGCTGGCAAAGATGCCAAGGCTGTCGCAGTCATCGTTACAGATAAACTCACCTTGTTGATTTACACATTTGCGTAGACTGTACACCCACTCATGCTCTCTCCCTGATGAGTTAAGCATTTGTAGCATCGTTACTATATGGTTGGGCTCAAACCAGTTATCCTCATCCAAGAACAGGACATGCTCGGCATTGACCAGGTTGGATATACCAGCATAGATACGGTTGCCAAAGAACTTGACCCCATCCTTACGGCTCCAGTGCTGATGTGGCTTGCCCGTATTCTCAGGCAGCAAAATGATCTTCTTGTTGACGTAATCCCCCGCTTTTAGGATGTCGGCTACCTTTTGGGCATGCTCAGCACCATCAATCACAATCCAATGCTCGCATGGTTGGGTGTTGGTAGACTCCATCGCCCTGGCAAGGAACGGCAGTCCTGTTGTGGGGGTTATGACTACTGCGGGTGCAGTCATTTCTTAATCCTCTCCCATATAGCGGGTATCGGCATACCTTTGATTTGTTCCCATCCAATGTAGACACAAGCAAACATGATGAACAGAAAGAACCCAAACACCGCCATGAATATGATGATGGCAAACGTAGCCACAAATAAAATCAATAAATTAATAATTGTTCCAATCATTTCTTTTGTGCCTTTCTCGCTTCTTTAATTTCTTCCAACATCTTTTCCATAAGGTCTGCGCAATAACCTACAAAAGGAAATTTAGTTGTTCCATCAGCGACACTACGTGCCAGCCCAATAGCAATTTTGACTGTTCGTAGGCTCACCTTTCTCATTTTTTCACCACCGCAAGTTGATAATTCTTTAATAGCAAGTCGTACTTGCCTACAAACCCCATGAGGAATCCATCAATACCGCACTTGGTAGGCTCTTGTGGATACTCATAGTCATCAAACAGCATCACACCGCCTTGACGCAGTAGTCCCCATGCCATGGCTGCATCAGTCAGGGTCGTGGCTGGGTCATGGTCTCCATCCACATAGATGAAGTCAAACTGTTGCTGCTGCTGGATAAGCTGGGACAGTGCTGAATAAGACTTGGTTTTCATAAGTATTGGAATGATTTTGGTAGTGCCAACCGCCTCCCTAATGTTCTCCAGAAAGCGCTGCTCTACATCTGGCATATTGGGGAATGGGTCAATGCTGACTATTGAGCCATTATTTGGTAGGTTATCAATTAACCAGCATGTAGACCGCCCTTCGTAGGATCCAATCTCTAAGAAATGACTACGCTTATCGCCAAGCGTATCCATACACTTCTGAAAGTTGGGGGTGTTGTGGCTAAACCAATCTTGGGTAAAGTTCATTTAGCCCTCGGCTTTCTCTTAAGCGCTGGCAAACCAACAGTCTGCTGGGGGTCCATTGAATCCACCATGTCATCAGCAACCGCCCAGATCTTCTCTGGATTCCATTCATCTTTGCTCATAATGGCTCCGCACAAGGCAAAGCCAGCGAACAGGATGCGAGCGTGCTCTTTATCTTGATCCGTCATTCTTTCTCCAATCTTGGTAGGTGCTGTAGCAGAATCCCACTAGCAAAATTAGCATGATGAGGATGAATCCACTAATCATATGCGTAGTCATTTCTTGATCTCCAATGATTCGATACGCTCTGTAAGGATAGATCCTAGATCCTTACCTTTGATAGCTACCATTTGCGCTTCATCACAGTCGTAAACCAGTTGAGCAGCATCCTTGATTGCTTTGTTATAACCACTGGTATACGCTTCGTTGCCTTCAATAATCATGCTGATCGCATCCCGAATCAGCACCGAGGCCTTGCGGCTTCGGGCTGCTTCTTTCAGCTTTGCGTGCATCTCTACTGGAAGGTATACCGAGTATGGCACTAAGTTTTTTGCGCCCATTCCTTATATTCCTTATGTATTTTGTCTAATCGTTTGCGTGCATCTTCGTTGGTCTTTAACTCTGACCTAGACTGAACGTTCAGGTAATCCCGTAGCCAATCGGTGCATGATTCCTCATCCTCTTCAAAGATTTGAGAATCATCAAACAAGAACTTCCAGAACTTTGGGTCTCGGCAAAGTAATCCAGCAATACGAATAGACCGATCACCTTCAAACTCTTCCTTGCGATCCATCGGCTGCTCACTGCCGTTAAGCCTGACCATGACCACCTGATACCTAGCGCCCACATAGTCCCGTAGCAACTCCTCTGGGATCTCATCTGGGTGTAGGGATAAAGTTAGAACATAGCCAGTCTTATCCTGTTTGAGGGCAACTTTGACCGCCTCAAAGTTGGTAGTCTTCATTGGCTCTTTCCAAGTCCCAGTTGGTGTTCAAGGTAAGAGATCACCGCTTTGTAACCAACAATCTGGTGCTTGAGTTCAAGGATCTCTAGGTCTTTTCCATCAATGGTGTCCTGTAAAGCCTCATGCGTTGGTCGGTTCATAAGTTCTCTGACGCTTTTAGCAACACGCTGCGCCTGATCGATACGTTCTGCCTCAGAATTAAGTTCATCAAAGGTGTATATCTTTTTAGTTCTTCCCATGTTGGGCTCCTAGTAGGGTAAGTCGTTGTCTTGTGGCTTGGCTTCTTTTACCTCGCCTATGGATACGCTAAGGAACTTTCCATCCTTGTAGTCCTTTAGCCATGCAGATAGCCAACGCTCCTTGCCATCGAGCATGATTGATCCTGTGTAATCAGGATGGTTCTCAGAAGTCTTCTTCTTGTTCTTGAAGAGACTGCCGTTTTTCTCTTTGGGTACAAATGCCATTACGCTTCCTCCTTAGTAAATTCGTTTTTCTTAGCAGTGAACTTGCCCATCATTCCTTTGAAGAAGTCGGCATCGGTAGCCTTGACGGTATCGAATAGCACCTTGTTCTTCTTGAAAATCAGCATGACATCTTCCTCATTCTCGGTGAGATCGAGCAGTTGATGGGCTGTGATTTGGATAAGGTCTAGCCAGTTTTGTACATCGCCATCGGGCTTTCCTGGTGCTTGGATCTGCCACTCACCCGCCTGACCTACGATAGGCTTGGGCTTGGCTACTGGCTTTGGCTCAGGCTTTGGTTCTGCCCTCTTGACTGGCTCTGATGCGCCCATGGTTGCATCCAAGGCATCGTGCTCTACGATCTCAAAGGCATTAGTCCAAAGGTATCTACGCAGATAGGTCTGCACCGCACCAAGGTTCTGCACATCATGGCAACCCTTGAGAGAGGCAGAAGACATTGGGGATGTGAACATAATGGATGTTCCATCCTCTACATCATTGATTTGTAGGTAAGCCATGTCCTGATTAAAGGACACGACACCGCACAGCCCCACATCGTTGCAGATCTTCTGAATCGCTGGAAGAAAATCGCCTAACTCAAAGTACTCATAGCCAGCAAACTTGTTCTTGCCAGACTTCGATAACTTGGTATTTTGTAGCAACATCCTAGCTTGTTGCAGTTTTTTGTACACACTCATAGTGACTCCTTAATTAACAACCGATTGGTTTCCAAGGACCATCCTTAGAAATATCCCAACAACACATACCGCCACGACCATCAGGCTGACATTTGACCTGAGCCATAACACCAGTGGACATCATGGCGATAAACGCCACAGCAATTAGCTTCTTCATAGCTTCTCCTTAGTAGATAAATAATCCCGATACTGTTGGCAGTATTGGGAGACTGGGCAAAAGTTGGCACACCGAGTACGCTCGCCCTCACGCACCTCGATCTCATAGTCCTTGCCATACTGTTCTAACGCAGTTGTTGCAAGGGCTTCTGATTCATACAGAGCCTTAGCCCTGATATTTCCTTTCTTCTTTACCGCCCATACAGTGGGCTTTTCCCACATCTCTTCGGGGGTGCAGTTTGGTAGATCGCCATCGGTTTCGATAGCAAACTCACAGGCGCTATGCAAAGAGATACGCTTGGCTACATAGGCCTCACGCTCTTCCATAGTCCATAGCTTCATCGGGATCTCTAGGATCGGAGCCTTTGGATAACCCTCTTTCTCACGATCTCGTCTGCTCCAATCACGCAACATGGCAACGATGGTGACTGACTGTACAGGCACTTTCTTAACCTTTTCGACTAGCCATGCGTAGATGTTTAACTGGTTCTCCCACTCAGGCTTCTCGTTCATGGCAGCCCATACGGATGTGAACTTATAGTCCTTGACATGGATGCCTTCGGGTGTAACTTCCTGTAGGTCAATAGCCCCAGTCACATGCCAACCATCATGCTCGACATGGATACGTTGCTCGACAATGTGGTTCTCATCCTTGCCCTGTTCTAGGAAGTTATGGATCGCAGAGCCGACCACTGACCAAACCATGTCTGAGGCATCTTGCTCGATCTCATCCTCGAACTTGCGAGTCAGAGCCACAATCTTAGGGCTGTTGAGCAGTTGCGTAGCCGATAGATGAGCCTTGCCTTTGTTGTAGGTAGGGCGCTCCAAGACATTGATGAATGTCTGTGGGATGCCAAAAGTATTAGTTAATTTCATGTTTGCCCCTTGTTGCTAGTTCTATCTGCATGTGTTGATACATCTGCTCACGCACCATACGAAAGAAAGCAGCCTTTTCGTCACGTTCTTGTTTCTTGTTCTCAAAGTATCTGCGCTCGTCAATACGAGTCTTCCAGCCCTTTCTCATTTGGCCTCCCTCGCTTTTATCATGGCATCTGCGTATTTGTACTTTGCTTCTTCCCTTGTACAGGTTTGCACTGCTGAGCGAGGACCTACTGATTCCCATAAAAATGGTTGTATGTCTTGTTCTGTTGCTTTGGCTGCAAAGTAATCCCGCAAATCCATGCCACCGCTTGTTATTTCTTCTTTAATAATGCTATTGCCATCAAGCATATGAACTTTAGCTATATGTGGAAATGCTTTCATTTGCTTGCCATCAAGAAAGCAGTGCAGATAGCAACCACAAAGGCAGTGCACACAATCACAGTAAGGCGCTCAGCATTACGCTGACGATGCCACTCTGGTGAATGAATAAACAGGCTTTGGATATAGAGCATGTCCTCATCATCGATAGGCATGGGTTTTGGGGATTCGTTGTATCGGCAACCAATCTGAATACCAGTCTTGGTGGTGTATGGAACAGTTTTCATTTTTTCTCCTAGCAATTACACTAGACTTGATTGTGGCTTATAGTTTATCCTATGTCAATAGGTCATACCTATATTAATTCACCTACTATATTCTCACCTGTTCACTGAACAGGTGACTAAGGGAAAGTACCTAAATGCACATACAACTTGAGTTACCTTATCCACCAAGCGTGAACCACTACTGGGGTCAGGCTGGCAACCATCGCTTCATTGGCAAGAAGGGCAAAGAGTTCCGTGCTCAAGTCATGGATGCGGTCAATGAGGCTGGTTTTAGCGCCTTGGAAGGGCGATTGGCTGTCCATATAGCCCTATTCCCACCCGATAGGAGAAAGCGTGACGTGGACAACGTATTGAAGTCTTTGCTAGATGCCTGTGAGCATGCTGGCTGTTACGAAAACGACTCCCAGATTGATGAGCTTCATATCACCAGGCGTGACGTGGTGAAGGGTGGAGCATGCACAATTATCATCATCCCGATTTAAAATGAAGATGCCGCAGCAATGTGGCTTCTTCACGTTTTGGGGGGCTTAGAACACCCCCCTTTTTTTACAGTCCAGCGTCTAAACGCATCTGGATAATGCCATCCAAGATATCGTTCTTCTGGCGCTGTAAGTCCGTGATCTCCTGTCTGCGCTGCTCAGGCGTGAAGTCCTTGTCCTTGATCTCACCAATGTTTCTAATCTGGCGGTTGATATCCCGTAGCGCAGCTTCCATGCCCACTACGTAATCACGGGAGGCAATCAGGTCGCTGTACTTGTCGTAGTACTCATCAGCCTGTTTATCCTTGCCACGCTCCAAGAGCTTCATAAAGGTTTCGTAGCGGTTATCTACGATGCCCTTGAAGTCATAGAACAGATCCTCACGACCACGGGGTACATCAGCCGTAATGAATGAGCCATACAGTGGATTGTCCTTAGCCCGTGGTGCTGGGCGGTCTTCTGAGAATAGGTTAGATAGCCACTGGACTGCGGATCCTGTGGTTCCAAACATACCCCGAACCAAGTGATCTGCCTCGATTGGGTTTAATACCCGCTTGTCTGTGAACGGCAATCCAGTCAAGGCACTGAGAACCTTACCGAACTCGGATGTCGTAGCAGTGTATTGCTCGGCTGCATCCAAGTCTTCCATGCCACGGGGTACGACTGTGCTGCCCGTAAAGAAGTTCTTGTTGAGGATGATCTCAATGGCTGGCTTGACACCAGTAGGCACTGGGTTTGGACCAAGCAAGGAATCCATCGCAGCCTCAGACAGGGCGGTGCGTAGGCGCTTGGCATCCATCTCATTGTCCGTACCTTTATTGACGATGTAGTTATAGGTCAACTCAGGGATGGACTTGAACATAAAGCTGGCAGAGGTGTGCATTGGCAGTAGGATGTTCTGATCCAAGCCAGTCCAGTTCTTCGATAAAAAGATGTTGCGGACTTTGGTCTGGTCATCCAACTGCTGGTATTCGTCATCGTCACCAACCATCCAGCTATACAGCAATACATAAGTTCCAAAGGTCGCTGCGGTCTTAGCCAACTGCGCTAAGGCTGCCTGACGAGACTTGCCGAGCATACGCTTACCCATAAGAGCCATCACCAGGACATCAAGCTGCTGGGCGTAGGCGTTCATAAACGATACAGTCTTGGTCAAGAACTGGGCGTGCCTTGCGCTACCACGCTTAAGGAAGTCGATCACATTGTTGGCGTTCATAATCGCCAGCATCTCATCGCCAGTCTCTTTCAGGGTGCGGTTGTAGATCGAGATACGCTGAGCGTAGTCTGAGGAGTCACCAACCTTATCCAAGAAAGCCATCAGAGAATCAAACTTGTTCTTTTCCAATAAGCCGATCTGCTTCTTGTATTCGATCTCTGGGGTTCTGGTGTAAGACTGATAGCCACCAATACCGTAGGACTTGAGCATATCGACCACAGGATCATCCGATTGGAGAGCCTTGATAAAGCCACGGAACGTGCCAGCCCAGACTTTGGTTGGGTCTTTCAACCCAGTGACCAAGGCTGCGGTTGGCGCATCCATAAACAACTGGCGAATCTGGAAGGTAGGCCATGTGGTAACACCCCTACGCAAGCCGTTAGCCAGCATGCTGAGCATCTCTAAAGCTGGCATGTTGATGTTCTCCATGCCCAACACTGCCTCAGCGATTAGCGGATCTTTGATCTCAACAATGATTCTGCGACCATTGACGAGGATGTTGGTACGTACTGCGCCATCTGGCGTGCGACCCTCTTCTGGGAATACACGGATCTGACCACGGCTGTTGCGGGTTGCATACTCCTGAGCTACACGGTTGGCGGCGTAGTTACGCATGGAGTTACGAGTAATCATGCCTACGTTGTGGAGCATGTTATCCACGATATCGTCAATGTCCTGAACGACTACCGTATCCTCAAAGCGTTTCTCTTTGCCGACATTGGTTAGGCGCTTAACACCACCCAGCTTGGAGTCGGTATGCACGTCTTCCATGTCATCCTTGATGCGATACCAGGGCACATAGTCCTTGATTTTCTTGAGCTGCTCTGCACGCTTCTTGCTAATGATCTTGCTAAACAACATCATGTCGATCATGTTGTCGTTGACCTTAGTCCAGTTATCGAGCATGGTGCGCAACTCTTTGTTGTCTTTCTCAAGGTTGCCGTAGAAGTCGATCTGGTCTTCGGTAAAGCGCACCTTCTTCTTGGCGATGTTAATCATCCGCAAGCCCTTCTCGGCTTGTAGGATCTCATCGAGCAAGGCGGCTTGACGCTGTGGCATAGTCCTTGGATCACGCATCTCAGCGTTTAGATCATTCAGCTCCTGTTCACGAGCCTTGAACTCATCCATGATGCTCTTAGAACGCTTGGCTTCAAAGAAGGTGTTGACCATGTCAGTAGCCCGTTGCAAGCCTACACGCTCAATCAAGTCATGCTTAGCCAGCAATACGTTAGCCATCGAGAATGGGCGTCTAATGGCTTGGAACATCTGGGTCTTCTCGTTAAACGCCAGTGCGCCACGGATAATGACCTCAGAGGCTACGTGACCAGCATGCAAGGCGTTGGTGACTGCAATCGAGGCAACAGCACGCATCTCTCCATCACGCAGTAAACCATCTAATCCTTTGGCTTTCTGCATCGCCAGATCAGCCATCTCCAAACCAGCACCAAACCAGATGTTCTTATTACGGGCATAAGTTACGGCACGGGCAATCTTGCCACCCATCGCCTGAGCTGCCATGAGAGGCGAGTTTAGAGTGTCGTTGTAGATCTGTTTTGCACCACGGAATCCACCGAGCAGCATGTCTTTAACGTTACGGCTTGGCTTGACTGGGGTGTGGTTTAGTCCATCTTCCTCAAAGCGCTTATCAAAGTCCTCTACGTTATTGAGGAACTTCAAGGCATCGGCGTTGTCGGTTACGTACTCGACCAACATCTTACGGGTCATGCGGTCTTGCTTGCCAGACATGATGCGGTCAAACTCACGATGCACAGCATACTTGTTGTTTAAGCCAATCACAGACTTGATAGCCTCTAGGATCTTGCTGACTGCCTTGGTAAAGCGCTGCCATGCGCTGCCTAGCGATGCCTTCATTAATGGCTCAGCGTTGACTGCCCAATATTCCGATGGGTTGAGATACTGGTAGAAGCTGTAATCTGGCATCAGATCAGTAGCCTTCTTCTGGGTCTCAGCGGTTGGATTGTTGATGTAATCCAGCACGGCATTGAAATAGTCCTGAGATACCTTGTCGGTGTTGTCCTCAATCGCTTTAGATAGAGCATTACCCCATGCCTCGACCACAGCCATCTGAGCCTCTGGGGTCATCATCTGCTCTAACGAATGAGCAATCTCATGGCGCATGGTGCGGTCTTGGGTAGCGCCTTCCTTGAATACAGTAATCAACCGATTCATGGGATTAAAGTTACCAGTGGCCTCGCCCTTGGTTGTGCGGACAGATAGTCTCAGTCCATCCAGAACTCCTGGGAAACGATTAGCCAGCATCTCTACAACTTGGTATGCCTCATCAGATAGATTGCCAGCAGCGTTCTCTGCCGATGCTCTGGTGCGAATCCACTGTGGCGATACACGGGCTGGCTTGGTCTTAGCCAGCTCTGCCTTCATATCTTCTTTGGCTTTCTTGAGATAAGTCAGATCACGCTGGATATTGAGGTCTACATTACCCTCAATAACCTTCTTGAGCTTGGCGGTAATCGCACGGCTTAGGCGAGCCTGTTCTTTGATCTGCTCGGCACGGATCTCATCCTTACGGGTATCCACACGCTTTTGGGTAACGCCAGCGATGTCTTGAACCTCTTTGGGTCCAAACATCTTACGAGCTTCGTCTTGGCGGGTAATTGCCTTGAAGAACTGCTCCTTCTCCTTCATCAAGTAGTCCATGGCTTCTTTGAACTCTTGTGGGCTGCGGGTGTAGTTAATCATATCCGAGCCACGCTTGTAGAAGTCCTTGCCTAGGATTGACTTAAGATTCTCATCTAGGAAGTATTCGCCACCAGAACGCTTGTTAGACGGCACAGAGACCATGTAGGTATCGCCACGCTTGGTAATGCGTAGGATATTGTCATCGCTGGCTATCGTGCCGTTGAGCTCATCAAGGAACTTGAGCATGTCATCTGGGGTCTTGAGACGGACATCAGCCCGTTTCTTCTCTTCCTCAAAATTGAACTGGCGGGGCAATAGGATGCCCTGACCAGTAGTGCCATCGTTCTTGGTGTAGCTGAGGATCTGTCCTGGATACTGGGCAAAGCCAGCCAAGATGTTGCCAGTAATCATCCAGCGCTTCTCACGCCGTACTGTTGCGCCCTTGTCAAAGATGTCGATGATCTTAGTCCACTCGCCTTGCTGGGTCTCTGGGTTCAGGTAGTTAACCTCAGTCGACTCCTCAAGGGTGTAGTTCGTGCCGATCTGCGAGAAGTTCAGGGTCAGGCTTCTGGAATCACCGTTGGCAATAGCCAGAGTCATCTTCCAGTCGGAGCCAGAGGCTGGATTGACTGTGCGCTTGGTGTTTTTAATATCGGTAATGACACCGAATACATACATGCCGTTCTTGTCTTTGATGGTGACAGGCATGCCAATCTTGAGATTCTGCAAGACAGAACGGATCTTGTCAGCCAGTAAGCGCTGTTGCGACTGCTGGGTCTCGATCTTGACTTGATCGGTCTCTTTCTCTCTGAGCGCTGCCAGTCTTTCTCTAGCGAACTTGGTCTCACGCTCATCAAACTCAGAGATCATCTCTCTAGCAAGAACGCCATTTGTCTTACCGCCAAGATTCTCAGTAATCATCTGATTAACTTCTTGGCTGCTATATGGCTTAACAGTGCGTTTGACGTCTACACGCTCCATAAACGCTGGTGCAGAGAAGATTGAGTCCTCGCCTTTGTCTTCGCTGATTGGCTCAATCGACAGAGTTTCAGCATCAAGGTCTACTGCCTTGGCTTCGAGCTTATTCGTGCCCATGCTGTTCTCACGCTCAAGCAACTCGTTGTAGCGATCAATCAGGTCAGCATAGACTTCTTCCTGTTGGGCAAGCGGAAGTATAGGAATGTAGCCAGTGAATCTGCGAATGTCGGCTTCTAGGGCTTCGTTGGTGTCCTCAGCAATCGCCAGCATCTTGTCACCGCCAAGCGCCTCGTGAATCTCTGGGTTATCCCGTAGATACTCTTGGGCTACTTGACCGCCGTAGTCATTCATAAAGTCGACCACGCCCTCAGCTGTCACCGCAGACTTACGGGATGCCGTAGTGTTGGCGTTCAGAGATGCCATCTTCTTGAGCAATACCGCAGCTGGGCGCATCTCCGCTGGGATGTCAGCCATCATCTGAGAGTAGGATGGGGTGACTACCTGACCTGTTCTGTGAACACGCCCAAGCATCTGCATATGGGTGTCGATATTCTTCTCTGGCTGAACGATCAACATATGACGCTTGCGCTGGTCTTTGACCTTGTTGCTTGCATGCAACGATAGTCCAGTAGATCCAGCTTGGTTCAGGATGATGACGTCTGTGTCACCGCTGTTAAAGCCACGCACTGCATTAACCCGCTGACGGATATTGGCTGAACGGCTAGTTAAGATTGGCTCCCCAGTAGCGTAGTTCAGAGTAATGGTTCTGCCAGTAATCTCATCGGTCTTGTATCCAGCCTTACGCAACTCATTGTGCATATAGTCGATAGGCGAGATGGGCGCTGATCCAAAGCCTGAGTTCTCGATCTGCTGGCGAATCTGGTTGTAGCGTGCCATCAATGTAGGACCAAGCTCATCTGGTGTTAGCTTGCGCTGTTTCTTTGTGCCATCAGGTGATTTGATGGTAATCATCAGCTGCTTATCCAGATAGCGGACATACAGGTCAGCAAACGAGAGATCTACCTTACCGCCTACCTCGATGCCCATGTCCTCAGCGTAGCTCTGTAAGAACGAGCCCATGGTATTGGATACAGTCATTACTACCTTCTCGCCAGCTTTGAGGCGATTGATAGCATGATTAACAGAGTCCTTTGCCTTCAATGACAAGAGCATCTGGTCAATCAGGTTGTGCATCACAGATCCAAAGTTAGCACCCTGAACTGTTGTTTTTTCACCACCGACCTCAGAAACCATTTTGGCTTCTTTATCAAACTGTTTCTGCATCTGCTTAAGGACAATGTCCTTGGAGCGAGAGAACGAAAGGATCTCACGCATAGCTGTTGCCATGTTTTCAGCAGTTTGTTTGTCTACCGCTGTGTCTACAGTGTTGTAAGCTACGCCAGCAAAAGTTCTCTCTCTGCGAATATATTGACCATCTTTGGTCAGCATGGTTGCCACAATCTGCTGCATCGGCACACCGCCACGCTTAATCGCTTCTGCTAACTCCGCTGGCTTATCTACTGCCAGCATCATGTTTGTGCTGGAATACAAGTCCATCACATCTGGGCGTTTGGCGTAGGTAGCCGATGAGAAGAATGTTCCAAAGGCATTACGTACTAGATTACGTACGAAACCAGCACGACCAGTGCTAAGACTCTCGCCTTTCTTGGCTGCTTCTCTTTGATCCTTGGTTCTTGCTTGAGTTTCGCCACCGCCACCAGCGTTGTGCGACTCATCAAAAATCATGTAGTTATCCATGCCAAAGTTACTAATGAACTTTTGGCGTTCTGTGTCCTTGCCCTTGACGTTCTGGAGCTGGCTGTAGGTAGTAAAGATGACCTTGTAATCACCGATGCTGTCCTTGTTGCGCATCTCTTCCATCATGCCGTCAAGCGCTTTGCCTGACTTGGGAGCTTTCAGGGTAAGGTTAATTTCCTCTACCTCGTCACCCTTTTTGCGGAGTAGCTGATAGGGGATAGACTCACCACCATTGGTGATAAATACCTTTGGTCTGTTTGTGTCAAGCGCTAACTCTTTGGTCATGCCAATATCGTCTAGATCTCGAATCATGTCAGAGTAAAGGTTTGGCTTCTCAGTAACAAAGATTGGGATCTTGCCGTTCTTGATAGCAAACTTAATCATGGCAGCCACAACACGACCTTTACCAATACCAGTCTGGTCGCCAATAATGAAACCCTTACCAGCCTCAGCGTTACGGATGGCTAGTGCTAAAGCATCAACTTGTTCTGCGGAGAAGTCCTCACGCAAGGTCTCCAAATCCATGCCTAGGTTATCAGCCACGTATTCATCAAGGTTACCCATCTCGTTCTCAACCTTCTGGAGAGACTGCTCGATGGAGTCACGCATAGCCCGTGGCACTAATGTACCAACGGATGTGGCCTGAGATTTAGGTTCGTAGGTTGCCTGTTGCTCGGTCTCGACTTCCTCGCCTCTACGCTCTACGAGTCCAGACTTGACTCGCTCACCTGAGACAACGCTAATTCCACCCAGCTCGCTAGGTCTACGTTCTTCAGCGCCTCTTCTGCCAGCGGGTTGCTCTCCTTCACCTCTTGGAACGGGTTTTCCTTCAACTCTGCCACGTTCAGATACGTCAGTAGGTTTAGGTTGTTCTGCACGAGGTTCTGCCCTAGCTCCACTGGGTTGTCCTCTAGGGGTAGGTCTAGCAGCCGACACGCCTGTAGGCTCGCCTCTTTCGGGTCTGGCTCGCTCTGCGCCAGCTGGCTCACTCGGTCGGACAGCGCCTCGACCCACTGCTTGTGGTTCACCTTCCCCAACGGCAGCTTCACCGATGTCAGCTCTGGCGGGGCGCTCAGCCCCTCTGGATACCATGCGACTAGCTTCATCTAGCTTCTCCTTTAATTGCTCATACGAGCTATAGACTTTTGGCAAATTGGCAGCTGGTAGGTCGATTGATTCGCCACCTTTGCCAGCAATCACAATTACATCGACAGGGTAGGCAGCTCCCTGTTTCTTATACATATCTCCAGCTACGGAGAAATGGTCAACTACGTTGTATTTTTTGTAGAGGTTGAAATAGAAGTTACGTTTTTGCGCAGAACGGTAGCCATCTACTCTCTTCTCGTTTGAATCTCCAAGAACACCGCCAACAATTAGCACTGCTCTGCCATTAACTGGCATGCGACCTAATGCCTTATAAGCAATCGCATGGTCAATCTCTCTTGTCTTATTCCCAGCTACAGTAACTTCTTCGCCAATAGCACCAAATGGCGGGTTGGCAATAACACGATCAGAAAGGGTTGGATCGAAACTAAGAGCGTTTTTGTTAACTACTTCTGCACCAGGCAATACACGCTTGAGCATCTCAAGGCGAGTGCCATTAAGTTCATTAGCTATGACATTCTTAGGGTTTGCATTAATCAACAGCATGCCGTTACCAGCGGTTGGCTCGTATACCGTGGTGTCCTTATTGATATCTGCCAACTGTGATGCAACATACGCCAAAGGTGCTGGGGTGGAATAGGCTTGCTCTTTAATGCTGGTTGAAGAGCGAACAGATAGATTTGGCTGTCGGTTGTATAGATCTACCAAGTCATCATATATCTGATCGGCTGGCTTATTGCGTGCTGCAATCTTTCGAGCAGCCAAGACTACACCAACTTCGATGGCCTCATCTGCCTCTTTAGCCTCAGCTGTGCCAGGCTCAATCTTTTGTTTGGTGATGTTGCTGATGAACTTACGGGCTTCTACGATATCTTTGAAGCTACCATCTGCCAAGAAGTATTTGGAGATATCCTCGGCAACCTTGAACTTGACGTCTGGATCGGCGATGCTTGTTGTTTCTTCATCTTTGTATTTGTCTACGGTAGCCTCATCATCCATCTCTTTGGAAAACTCAGCCGAGCGTGGATCAAACTTGACAGCCATGTACCAAGACTTGAGATAAGGTCTAACCTTATCGCCAAGGTCAGCAATCATCGCCTTAGCGTAGGCTGCAAAGGTACGAGCACCCTTCTCAATGTGGTAGCCAGATAGGGTTACGCCATCAATCAAGAACTCAGGATCTATGCCAGAGTTCAGCTGATTGAGTTTGGAACGTAGGCGATTGCGTGCCTTGGTAGCGGCATCCTCAGTAAAGATCTTATTGGGCGTGACCTTGATAGCTGGCGCTTCTTCTTTCTTGGGAAGCTCAACGATTGTTTTTGGCTTTGCAGAAAGATAATTAACTACATCTTGATAGCCAGAGAAAGACAGTTCATTAGTTAAACCAGCTTCTTTTGCTCCCTGTCCAAGATAAAAGGATTTACGTTTACCCTTTTTTATTTTGATTAAACCCATCTCTTCCATTTTTCTTAATTCTGGAAGAGCTTCTTCTCTCATTTCTAGATCTCTATCAGCAAGTTCAAGCGCTTTATAAACAAACATTGGATCCATATCAGCGGCATATTTAGCCCTAGCCTCTTCATATCCTTTTTGACGCTTGAGCATTGCCTCTGGCTCTTCAGGAAGCGGTTTTGTACCAGCCTCAGCAGCTGCACGTCTTTCTGCTTGGCGTTGCTGGTTGATCTCAGCCTGAGTCAATGCTGGTGCTTCTGTTGGCGCAGCTTCTTCAACTGGCGGTGCAGCTACCTCTGGCTCACGCACTACCTCTTCGGCAACTGGAGCTACGGATGGCAACGCCATCATCTGATCTGGCGTGTAGGCTGCCAGCTGATCTACGCTAGTAATTGGCGTTGGGCGCCCTTCGTCTTGCTCAGGGAAGGCATAGATCTGTTCGCCATTCGATAGGCGCTGTTCTGCATCCATGCGGGATTCAATAGGCTCACCACGCTCTTGAATGTCAGCAAGCAACTCTTCGTCAATTGGAGGAGCTTCTGCAATAGCTGGCGCTTGAATCTCAGGCGCTGGAGCTTGGATTAGCTGGGCAATCTGCTGCTGAATAAGGTTCTGACGTTCTTGGAATATCTCTGCTTCTTCGTTTGTCAGGTTGGGATCGAGCTTGCGTTGTTCAATTAATTGGAACTGACTTTCTAAGTTTTGAACCTGATCTGCGACTTGTGGAGGCAATCCAGCGGTCTGCAATAGCATGGGGGTAGGAGCGACTGCACGAGGCGTAGGCTGAACAATCTCTTCCTCTAACGCTGGCTCGGCTGCTGGCTCTGCTGGAGTAGGAGCTGGTGTAATGGGTGGCGTTACAGCTGCTGGTGGAACTGCTGGAGGCACACCTTCTTCGCCAAGTGCCAAGCGCATCTGGGCATCAACTTGTTCTCTGGTTGGCTTTTTAGCTGCCGCCTCAGCCTCTTCCTTTGTCTTAGCCACTGCGCCACGATACGCACCTGGACCAGCACCACCAATTGCACCGAGAACAAAGTTAGCAAAAGACTCTTCGCCGATCTCTTTGATAACAGATTTGTTAATACCCAAGTCCTTGGCGATACCTTCTAGGAACTCCTGTGTGCCTTCCTCTGCTGCGCCAGCTGTAGTACCGAGTGCTATACGACCTAAGCGATTCTTGACTGGACCAGTCATCAGCTTGTCGAACTGACCAGTGATTAACTTACCAGTGATAACGCTACCAAATGCCGATACAGAACCCTGTAGCTGGGCTGCATACTCAGCCGCTTTGTCAGTGACTACCTTACGGGCTTCTGCTGGATTGACCCCGTCTTCAACCATCTTCTTGAAGTACGGGCTGTTTGCCATTAACTCTTCATCACTGAGCTTGGAGATGTATTGCTGGGCGTCTTGGACTGCCTCACCAGCACCCATACCAAAACCGACTGTACCGACAGCTTTGGAGCTGCCCTTAGTCATAATGGCTGTGCCGATGATTGGGGCTAACGAGCCAAGAACCTGAGATCCCTGTAAGGCATAACCCATGAAAGATGGGTTTTTACCAAAGGATAGGTTGTCGATATTCTGGTTCTGGATAGCTTCTAATAAATTACCCTCAATCTGAGAGTCGGCAATTGCCTGTTTACCAGCCGTGGATACGCTCTCACGCAGTTTGCCAGATACTTTTTCGCCAGCTTCTGCCAGCTGAGATAGCCCTGGAACTCTCGGTAGGTTTGAGATGGCACGGTCGACAGCAATCTCGTCTTGCTTTTGGCGCTCCTGTTGCTTCTCAAAGGACTCGCCCGTAGCGTTTTTGATGAAAGCTCTAGCGGTATTAACAAGCAACTGGGCTGGACCTTTTCTGACCAGTTCCTCAGCAAATGTTAATGGGCCAACCTTTTCAACAGGAGTTACAGCCTGTTGCTCTACGACCTGACGGGGGATGTTACGGACTGATGACTCTAGACCTAGAGGAATGGCAGCTGTAGGGCCAATAGCCCCAGCTGCAATCATTTTGGCTGGGTCTAGTAGTTGGCTTGGTTCTTCTGGCTGTAGATATTTGGCAAACGGATTTTCTGGAGGGGCTTCTTCGCCTGATTGTTCAACGTATTTCGCAAACGGGTTGACGTTCTCAGGCTTAGTCGCCATAAGTTAAATCCTCAAATTATTTGCCTAGCGCTCTTTGCGCTGCACCAGACCCAAATATAGCATCAAATTGCTGCCTTGTTTCAGGAGTATCGTTATTTTTTAACTGTTGAACAGCTGCTGGTGGCGGCGTTCTAACCGTTGGTTTTGCAGCACTTGGAGCGGCGCCTGGTGTTGCAGCTGGCGCAGCTGGTGTAGCTGGCATTTGGAATCCAAGCAAAGTACGAAGATCTGGAGATAGCTCTCCAAGCGCCATGTTTCTGGCATCTCTCTTCAATGCGTCTGGGTCTTCTTTGTATTTCTTGTAGTTGATCCCGCCTGGTTTGGAAGACTTTGTAAGCTCCTCAACCGCATTGTTATATAAAGAACTATATGCGTTCTGCGCACGGGTTAAATCTAACTGCCTGTTTTTAACAGCTGTATCAGCACGGGCAGCAGCAGCCGTTTCAGCTGCGGATCTGCGACCTAATAGCTGACCCAAAGCAGTCTGCTGAGAACCAAGAAGTGCAGTCTCACGACCAAACTTGGAACGCTCACGCTCACCAGCCTGTTGCAATAGGAGCTTGTTAAGATCACTCTGTTCACGCTGAGACTGTGCGTAACTCTTGACCCCTTCAAGACCGCCCAATCCAAGGTTGGTTAGAGCATCTCTAGAAGTGCCAGCCAGTGTTCCGAGTCCAGCCATAGTCAAAGCCTTGAACGGAGAATATTTCTTTATGTTGCCAAGCTCTTCTTCAATCTTGGCTTCTCTGGCTTCTGATTTGGCATATGGATCACCAGATTCAAGCATCTTCTGACGTCTCTTAATGTCTTCCATGAGCAGTTTTTCGTACTCAGCAGAGGTGTCTTTAACGCTATCGCCTTTGGCAAATGCCACAATACCACCGCCAGCCATGGAATCTTCCATAGGAACCATGTTGCCCGTTGGGATCGAAGCGATGCCAGAGCTTTGCATGATCGTATCGGACTCTGGATTCATCTCCATCCGTCTGCGTAGCATCAGCTGCTGCTCCACCATCTGGGCTTCTATGGGTGTCAAGTTGGGGTTTTCTAGCAATTGCTCTAGCTGATCGGTAGACATCATCTTGATATCACCGCCAACACTGTAGCCTTTGACCTCTTCAAAGTCTTTCGGCAATCCACCTTTTCTGCCTTTGAATCCACCAGACATGCCGTAGATACCAAGTCCAGCCATACCAAGACCGCCTAATTGAGATGCTAAGTTTGGAGGTGCTGTATAGATCTGCTGGGCAGACTGAGAGAGTGGCAAGCCACGCAGCATATCGGACATAAATGCCAATTGCTGATATGGATAGTTGCGTTGCTTTAAGAAATCTTGATATGCCAAATCCAAAGCCTGTTGTGCTTGTGCTTGTTGCACCGCACCCACTTGCTGCTGGGCTTGATTGATAGCCTGTTGCTGACCAAACTGAGTTTGACCAAGCTGACCAAGGGTAGCGCCAGCCTGTCCAGCCTGACCCAAACCTTGTAGAGCCGTTCCGTATCCTTGCAGTCCAAGACCAGCACCATATTGTTGAGCTTGCTGAGCAGCCTCAAATGCACGTTGAGTGCCAGCTGCTTGAATATTTTGCAACTGCTGATTGAGGTTGCGCTGTGCCTCAGCTGCTTGAATAGCCTGACGGCTACCACCGAAAGCACCAGCAGCTGTAGCTTGTGCACCCAAAGTTGGCATCGTTTTGTAGTAATCACGAACTGCCTCAAATTTTTGGCGATCTACCGCATTTTGCATGTACGGGGACATGAACGCTGCCTGAGATGTTGGGTCTGTGGCTAAGCGGTAATAATCCTGACCAGCACCAGCTGCACGACCAGCAATTCCCAGAGATCCAAGACCAGCAGCGCCAGCCAGTTCGGTAGCTGGAACTAACTGACCAGCAGTTGTTTGCGATGCAACATTAGAAAAAGCCTGTTGTTGCAAAGGAGAAAACTGAGAGATGCGCTGACCACCGTAAGCCTGATAGGGATTTTGACCAATATCAGTTAGAGCCTTAGATTTGCCAAGCATTTCCTCTACATAAGGGCGTGCATATTCAGGGATGGAGGTTTGCGTAACAGATTGTGATGCTGGGGGAGGAGATCCGCCACCGCCGCCACCGCCTTTACCGCCGCCACCGCAAATATATCCACCACCCAGCTTACGCTGAGTAACGCTATCGCCTAGGGGTTCGCCAAAGGCTTCTAACTCTCTACGAGACCAATTCTGTTTCATGTTTTACCCGCTCCCTAATCCAGCGACAGTCAGCTTTATTCATTTCAAATACTACTAAATCACCGCCATCACAGTGCATCCCTGGGAAACGGATGGCTTCTTTAAATCCCAGTTTTTTGTCATACTCCATCGCCTTGGTATTGAGGCTGTTCACAATTCCAAACGCCTTCTCAAGACCAAGGAAGTTAAAAGGATAATCAAATGCACCAAAGAGCAATCCCTTGGGTGTATAGCCTCCTTTTAAATTAACCATGTGCATTTGGCAAGTCTTTCCTATAAAGGCTGTGTAGCCAATGACCCATTCAATGTGATTATCCTCCCCAACCCAGAACAGTGCTTGGAAATCAGCGCATGGCTGGACTCCCGCATGTTCAAGCAAAAGTGTGGATGCAAGGGCTTTAGTTTCATCTGTTTGGGCGCTATGCAACATTTAAGCTGGTAGCTCTTTTTCTGCTTTGGTGTTGATTGCAAACTTGCCTTTCTTGGCAGACTTCTGCCGTTTGGCTTGTACACGATCCATCATGGCATATAAACGTCTAGCACCAGCATCTGTTGATCCGTTGCCCAATTCAGATACGATACGGGCTGGAACCACAAATTCGCCATCGGCTAAACGGGCTGGCTGCTTCTTACCAATCATGGCTGGTATGTCATCTGACACCCCATCGCCTGGTCCTTTAAGTAAACGACCACCATCAGAGTAACCGCCAAGGTTATATTCAACATCTCCACCCATAGCCATCCCAATAGGCTGTAATCCTGTCATTGGGTTTACAGGAGTGTCGTAATCAGAACGCACAATCTCCATGCTTGCTGGGCGTTGAGTAGGGGTGGCATATTCTGTTTTATTAATCATGCCTTGTGGATACATGCCACGCTGTTGATCCATGGCAGACATTCGTTCTACAGGACCGCCATAGGCATACATCAGACCACCTTTGGCAGCTTCATAGGGAGGAAGGGCTGTAAAACTTGGAGTGAAATAAGTACGCTCCCGTGTATCCAGTATTGGCAGACCAGCACTGTCATACTGCGTTGTCGCATATGGGTTTGGGTATTCTCCTGTTGCTGGTGCTGGAGTTGCTGCATATTGATACGGGCGAATCATTCCAGGATCTGGCATTTGACCAGCTGAGGTTTGTTTTCTGCCACCCAAAAGTGATAAGGCAGCTGATCCAGCAAGACCATAACCGAGCATTTTGCTGCCTGTTAGTCCCGTAGCAGCTGCTTGAACTGGAGGGGTAAATGTCATACTGGCTGGCAGTGTAGTATTTGCTGCCAATCCTGTGTTAGCTGCGGGAACCATACCAGCGGTAGTAGAACCTTCTGCCAATGCTAATGCTTCTAAGTTTGCTGCATTTGCCGCTGCTGCTTGAGCTGCTGGACTAGCGGTTTGCACTGCGGTTGCCATCGGAGCTGCGGCTTGACTTGCAAGAGTACTTCCAGTTCCTGTTGCCCCAGCTGCACTAGTACCACCAGCACTACTAGCTGCGCCAAGTCCCATAGCGCTTCCTAGGGCAGCGCCACCAGCGCCAAGCAAACCACCAGTAAGCATGCTGTTAAGAATGTTGCCGTCACCAGTAATGCCACTGTATAAGCCTCCAACACCAGCTCCAATTAAGGCGCCACCAAGTAAAGTTGACCCGATGCCAGCAGCAGCTCCAGTACCTAGTACTGCTGCTCCGACTGAGGTTGCTGCTGCAACAAATGCCATGTTAGTTTCCTCCCTCTAATAGGGTTTTTGAATTATCTATGCACATGTCTTCCAGCTTCTGAATATCAGTTTCAGGGGTTGAGTAGATGTTCTGGAAAACTACAGTTTCTAGGATATAAGCCACCTTGCGACCAGGCTTAGCCATAAAGGTCATGGGGGCTACCAGTTCTTTGGTAGAGCCGTCTTCTTGGAGAATCATCATACGCCCAGAGACCATATTGCATAGATGCTCCATGCGGTGATGCTTGCCAATAATCAACGCACCAGCTGGCATGGTTACTTCTTTAATGTAGATATTTGGACCAAAGTGGTGCTTTTCTTCGCACTTAATCTGGGGCTGAGCGACCGTAGCCTTATAAAGGTTATTAATCTTGTCTTCAAGTAAAGACGGATCTTTGGGCTTTAAGGCTACTACTGTCATATGGTGGCCTTGAATTTGTACTTAGGATTGTCAGACTGCTCCAGTTTCCCTCCATAACGTTTGAAAGACTCGGTAGTTACAGGAGCTGGCTCCGTATCGTAGACAGTTTTGATGCCCATATTCTTAAGCTCAGCGATGAAATACTGCATATCATCAGCCAACTGAGCAATCGTATCTATTGTGAAAAAATGGATCTGAGCCACCCCAGGGCTGAGAATCTTATAAGCCATAACTGAGTTCTCAAACTGGACAAATTTAAGCCCGTTAGCCACTTCCTTTTTCAGCTCTGCCAACCCTACTTGTAAGGGTATACCCCTATTCTGGAAGTAATTGCTGATAATTTTGGTGATCTTCCCCTCTTGCAGACTTCTGGAGGCGGCAGCTAATCCACCTTCGGCGTATAACGGTTGTGTCTGGGCAAAGTTGGCGATGAAACTCATATAAGCCTCACGGGGTTGATTTGGTTGAAGTTTATCATTAGTAGAGCGCAGATACAAACGTTGCGGTAAGGATTACAGATGGAGAAGCTGGATGCACTGGCGCTGTTCCAGGGGGGTAGGTTGCTGCTACCGTATTTCCTGAGTTTGAAGCCATCATTAATTGGATATTATCCCCAGCATTTACCTCCACCACTAAGTTCCAAGAGATAATTGCAGCACCTATACCGCCAGCGTGTTTTGATGGAATTGACACGACACCGCCTGTTTGCGGTATATCGTTAGTGTTCTTTCTAAACCAAAGAACTACGTTGTCTACTGAACTTGTTGCATTTATAAGCTGAACACTAAATTGAATGTTGTAGTATCCAGCCGTGGTAAAAACAACTTTGGTGTTATCAAGAGGGTCAAGAGCTACTTGATTACTAGCATCTGTCGTATCAAATGGAATAGCTAAAGCCGTACTTGCAGATGCTACCCCTTGAGCTTCTGAAACATAAACTCCAGCGGAATGCGAGGAGCCACTAGAACCATACTGTGATCGAGTAATTCCTGTAAACGAAGTAGCTGTCTTGCCTGTATAAGTAACCAACTCTTCTTCAATAATAATGGCACCAGCAGACGCAAAGTTAGCGGTTGATGCTACAACAATATCTGCGGTTGAAGAGCTGTTAGGTATAGCGTTAGTTAAGGTTGTATAGCCATCTTGAGAAAACGCACCGTTTGGGAACTTTAAAAAGCCACCGCCCGTATTAGAGCTAAATGGCTGGGCAAAGTTATCGATCTGGTTAAAGTACAGACGCAGAGCGTTTAAAAGCTGGTCTTGATATAACTGACTGTAAGCAACGGGCGCAATTAGTAAGTTAGGCGCCTTGGGCGGTCTAAGATCTAGCGTCTTGATCTGCGGGTTGACAGCCATTAACGTCTTCCGTCATTACGAATATCAATCCGTGGGCTACCTAACTGCCATGATACGCCTAATGAATCCGAGGTAATTCTAAATGCCATCTGCCGACCACGAAGACGGGTGTAAACCTGACCAGTAAACTCTTGCACCGTATATACAGGATCATTAGTAAAGTTATCAGCACTAATAACCTCTGGGCTATCAGCTGCGCCATAAGGCGTTCCTGAGTTCCTACGAGGCTTAACTTGCATGGTCACATACGGATTGTTGGTATTTGAGCCATTGAAGTTAACGTCTGGGAGAATACGCCAGACAAAGCCAAAGTTGTGCCCATCGCCAATGTCAAAGTCAGAAGACTGTACATACGAAACAATTGGCACTGGAGTCTCACCAGCCACATCATCTACTGCTGACTCGTGGAACAAAATACGATTGTTGTAATCGGCAGCCATAGGATATGGGCGAATACCAGAATCTAGCCACGCAGTACGAGCCATAGATCCATATGCCCAAGTGCGCTCTAGATAGTTATAGATTACGTATTTATCCACAGTGTTGCTACCTTGAGAGCAATAGAACCACCAGACTTCGTTGTATCCCTCATTACCACCAGCAAATACTTGGAACGCCTGATCTTTGTTGATGTCAGTAAAGATATATTGACGCAACGCACAAGGCAAAGTCTCTACACGACCAGAATAGATATAAAACTTATCCACACCCATCCAGTAGGTGACGTTGTTTACTGTAATTGAAGCGTTTGGTGACATTATGGAAATGTTATCCATCAGGATTTGGAATCCCCAAACATAGGGCGGTCCTAAGTACTGCATCGAATAAATAGCTGAATCAGTCCAAACCAATATCTCTTGGCGAGTAGCCTCAGCCGTCATAATGTACGAGCCGTTAGAAAGCCTAAATTCGCCTGACTGATTAGTTACTGCTGGCACCCATTCATATGGGTTTTCTTGGTCTGACCAGCGCACCAGCATTGGATCAAACGTTGTCGCTGCTGTTATTGGATCGTATGGGTTGGCGCCAAAACAGATAACAAATCGCTGAATAGCCGAAGCAATTACTTGAAGTGTAGAAGTTGGAACCCTGGTTCCATCAAATCCTTCATTGGTAGACAAAGTTGATAATGGTTGGGCACGAGTCTGAGTCCCTAAAGATGCCTTCCAATAGAACACAGAACCACCACGAGGAGCAATAACTAGATCTTGACCGTAGTTGTCATTTGTCCAGAGGCGTAGCTGCTGACCAATTCCTTGTCCAGAAAACGCCTCTCCCCACCCCCTTGTGCCAGTCTCAGCATAAACAACTACGTTACCCCCACCAGTTACGTTAGAGGTAGCATTAGCCTGAACGGTTACAGTGTATGCGTTTGCATTAGCAACCGTTGGGTAGAAAAGAGTATTTAGCAAAACAGCGGAGATACCGCCTGTGGCAGAGGCATTTGAAAATATGACTGCGTTGCCGTTAGATAGACCATGCCCAGTGTGTGTCACTGTTACTACATTGCTACCATTTGTTGTGGTGAATGGATTTGTAAGCGCAGTTACTACACCATTCACAGGCCAAGGTCCAGCGCCCCAGCCAGTACCAATGCTATATACATTAAGACCTGTAGGCTGTTGGTAGGCGATATTGGTAAGAGCGCCACCATTACCAGTATCAGAGCCATTTGCGTTTACTGATACTATGATTGTATAAGCTGTTGAATTTACAACAGAATTAACTGCAAACTCTTTATTTAATACAGTTGCTGTTACGTTACCACCAAGGCTGGCTGCGCCAGATATAGTCAAATAGTCACCAGCATTTGGCGAATACCCACCATCTATAACAGTGACGACATTTGAACCATTGGATGCAATAAATGCACCGCCTACGTTAGTAGAGGTATGAACAACTGGGGTAATGTCAAAGTAAGTGCCGCCTTGCTCAATATAGTATTTGAGGTTAGTGCCAACCCCTAGGTAGTTAGAGCCATTAAGAGCCACCCAGTTCCACAAAGACCGAGCCAAACCCAAGAACTGAGCAGTAGCCATACGGGTCCATCCACCAATCTTTTCAGGAAAGCCTGAGCGAAAGCGAATCTTATCTCCGTCATACCAACCGCCCTCGTTGGAGTAGTCAGTACCCTCTCGGTTTAATCCTGGTCGAAATTGTAGTTTCTGTAATGGCATGGTTTACCCTAATACTGACTCAGCTTTAGCAATAGCAGCTTTTCTGGCATCCAACCCAAGCAAACCGCCATTGATCCTTTTCGTCATTGTCTCAATATCTCCCTTATCTGCCAAGTCATTGAGATTATGTTTATTCCAAAACCAGCCAGCGCTTAAAGCCGCATATTTAGGATCCAACAGCAAATCAGGATTACTGACAAGATCCACACCCAAACCAGATCCGCATCGCTCATAGTTTTCCTTGCCAGTCAGCTGTTTTATACCCCTTCCCCTGTACTTCCAGCCCTCTCCAGAGCTTTCAACATCGTTACCCATCCGACCGCCATATACTTTATTGGCAATCTTTTCAGGCTGGCGAGCATACTCGTTGGCTATTTCTTCGGTAGGGAATCGGCTGGGCCAAGTAGCCATTAGCGCTTTTGCACTGTAATTAAGGTTTTCCTGTAACAGCTTAAACCCACCAGACTCGTGCATGCACTGACCTATAAATGCAGCCTGACGTTTAGTGGTGTCTATGCCGTATTTCTCAAAAGTTTCCTTAAGAGGTTCAAGCCACTTTCCTTCTATACCAAGGGCAAGCAACTGGGATTCAAGCATCTTTCTTTTCCTTTGACTTCATATCCATGATCTTCTCAAGGGTACGACCACCAAAGTAAAAGCTCATAATCAACATCCCCCACTGACCAAGCAACTCAACATACTTCTCGTTGGCGTTGGATCCAAAGGCACTCATCATGGCAAACACGAAGTAAGCACCAAGAATGAAGATTAAAGTCATTGGGCGGATGTTTTTAGACAACCAAGAATCCGATGCCATATCCGACTGCTGGCGTTTAGTCAGTTCTTGAGCTTCAATATTGTCGGCATTGAGCTCAGCCAGTCTGCCTTCTTGCTGCATCTTAAGTAGCTCGGCTTGGGCTTTTGCCTTGGCTTCTGGGTCAGGAATAAACTTGTCTAGGACTTTCATCCCAACATCAACTAATGCAGTTAATGGAAACATTATGATCTCCCGATTGCTGTTTCGTTGTCGCCCTTTCGGACTAGCACCTTATCCCCATCTACCGCAACGCTCACTGGGTCACGATCTGCCATCTTATCTAAACGAGCAATAAGCTCTTTCATAATCTCAAATTCAGGCTTTTCTTGCTTAGGTGATGCGCCAGCTACGCCGTTCATCATAGAAATTAGGGCAGTCAACGATGCTCCAAGTAGACCCATAACCGCAGCCATCTTGGACTCTTCAAGAACTATAGACGCACCAACACCCATCGCTACGATGATGGTGATATAAATTAATCCGTGCCGACCAATTGCTTTACCAGCGACTTCTTTTGCTGACTCGTGCTCGTTCATAGTGTGCTCCCCCCAAACGACATATTGGCAACCACAATCGCTACATGTTGCTCTGGATCTTCAAGCGGATCTCCGCAGTCGTTGCATTTTTTGGCAGCAAGCTCGGCTTCGTCTACGTCACGCCCACAGTTAGGGCAATAGATTTCTACAGTATGGCGTGGTTTAAATTCGCCACCATCCATTGAGTCTTGAATAGTTTTAATCATATTGGCTCCTTAAAAATCTACCCAACCAGTTAAAATATACTTTTCGTTTGATATTGGTGGATTACCACGATGTGTATGTGTAAACGCAGCGGGCCAAATCAAGCATGTGCCAGCCTCTGGTTTAACCCGTTTATGCTGGTACAGAAATTCAGTTTCGCCACCTTCTTGAACATCGTTAAGGTATACAGTCCAAACCAATAAACGACTTGAGGTCGAACGATCCATAGCTTCGGCATGCCAATCATGGAAGCCACCACCAATTTGGGTTTTTTGCAACTTTATTTCATATATATTGTGATGAGCACAACTATTTAAAATTGAATAGTTTTCTGCGTATTGCCTGTAACAATCTTCCCAAAATACTTTATGAAACTCTTTAGCCATTGGCTTGCTTGTTAATTTAATTTGCTCAAACTCAGAAAGAAAAATTGCTTCGTCATCTTTCTTCATTTTGCTCGCAGACTCAAATTCTTGCCTATTAAAGGTAAACCCACCAGACTCCATATCTTCAAAATATTGAATAACATTTTGACAAAACTCCTTTGAAAAGGCGTTCGGGTAGATACCAATAAAGTCGTTATTCATAGTATTAAAAGTAGTTCATCGTTAAAACAAATCGTCTATTTTGGTCAGTGCAATTTGAGCTGTGATGCGGTTTACTTCCATCAAAAAATACTGCTCGATTAGCAACACAATTTACTTTAGTACCATCTTCAAACGTTGTATAACCATTGTTGGTGTTAATGTAAAGCATAAAAACTTTATGTGGGAAAGAGTAATCCACATGAGATTGGTGCTCAATTAACTCTTTACCTTTTAAATAACTACTAACCCTACAACGAATAATTGCATTAGGATTAACAAGTTCAATAATAGGGCTCATTATTGGTACAAAAAGCGGACTATTTGGCGTATAGTGCATATACAGCAAATGTATAAACCCAACATCACTTTTATCATTTGAAAACCCAATATTTTCTAAAAAATACCATGGGAAGTCTTTATCTTCTATAGACTGAGCAATCCCATCAAAAATGGTTTTATCTAAAAAATTGTCTCTTACTTCATAAGTCATTTTGCTGTTGGTGGTACAGGTTGTGGTTCGTTGGTTGTTAACACAGATCCATCCCAAGTAAACCCAATTTGACCAGCGCCTTCAACAGTTTCTAAGTCATAAGATACAACTTTAGTGACAGGATCTTTTTTACAAATCCATATTTTTGCTGGTGTTGTTGCTTGTACAAGAGGCAAGTACTCAGGAGGAGGCATCCAACCCTCGTCATCACCATCCCATATACAAACGTTATCTACAACATTTGTCTGTTTATTAATTAAAAGATAGTTTTGCTCCATTTTTTATCCTTACCATTCAATAATTACACGACCAGCACCGCTGGTGGCACTTGCGTTTTGTGGTCCATCACCCTCTAAACCAGCGTTAACTCCACCAGCGCCACCGCCTGGGACAGCCCCGTTTGCTGTTCCTCGGTTAGCTGGGTTACTAGTTGGTATACAACTATATTGCCCAAAAGGAACACCACCTATTTGAGACCCACCACCATATGTGATAGCTCTCATATTAAAGTCGCCGTTTGATGCGTTCCCTGGATTTGAACCAGTGTTAAAACTACCCGCTGTACCACCGTTTGCGGTAACTGTAGTAATGGATTGATTACCAGAGGCCAGAGAACTTGCTCCACCAGTGCCAGTGCTTCCACCACCAACTGTAACGGTAAGTGTTGCTCCAGAGGTTAAGCCAGATAAAAATTTAACCGCAGTGCCTCCACCGCCACCTCCGTTACCGCTACCCTCTTGGTCAACGCCACTGTTAGCGCCACCACCAGCGCCAATAACAGTTGCTTTAATGGCTGTTACCCCTGTAGGAATAGTAAAAGTACCGTTACCAGTAAATATTTGATTTCTTGCTCCAACCCAAGCAGAGCCTTGGTTGGTTGAGTCATTAAACGTTATAGTTGTTCCGCCTACGGTTGTTGGCATAGTATCCTCCTAAATTAAACAGTGCCGCCAGCAACAAACTGACCAGCTGAAGTTAAATTACCACCTGAATTCATTACCGCTACATTAGCACCATTGTATTGAAATACTAAGTCGCTTCCAACTTGTTGAATTGTAAAATTAGTCGTGCTCAGGATATTTACAGTTGGCACAGCGTATGTCTGATCTCCCCGCAAAAATGTTGCGGCATTGGCTGTACCAGATCCTAAACGAGCCGTAGCTACAGTGCCAGAGGTTATGTTTGACGCATTAATAGCTGTAATAGCTACGCCATTGCCTGATATATTGGTAAATGCGCCAGTTGTTCCGTTAAACGTGGTTGCGTTTGCGGTGGTGGCAGTCATTGTTCCGTTTACTGTAAAGTTACCCGCAGTGCCAGACAAACCACTATAGAAATTTATCCCATCACAATAAACAAGACAGGTTGCACCATTAGGAACAGTAACGCCTGTGCCTGATGATCCAATAACTCTAATTCCATAGCCACCCGTGGTGTTATTGACAACGGTGTACAGTTTTTTAACTAATGGAGGAATCAGGTCACGTTGAGCATTATTGACTCCAGTTACTACCAAAACAGCATTTCTTGCTTCGTCCGTTACACCGTTAAAGTTAGTAAGCGTGTAGTTGGCATCAGCCATGACAATAGACTGCACACCTGTAATAGCCTGTTCAAGCAAAGTTCCCAGGTTTGTATTGGTTGTTTGACCCCAAATACCCGATTGATCGCCATCCCCAATTAGGGTTAGCTTTAAACTAGTTGAGTATGTACTTGCCATAATTTACCCTTATGCCGCCAAAACTTCTGTCCAATTAGGCGTCTGCGCAGTATCTACCAGACCCCATACATTTTGCTTTTTAAGTCTAACAACGGTTCTAACGCCAGTCAAATTAACCACAGAGTTTGCCTGGGCGTCTACCGTACCAACTACACCAATAGCAGATACGCCAGTTACATCAATAGAGCTAGTACCGCCAGCCTCTACGTTGCCAAGTAAAGTAGGTATTCCAAAACCAGTAACATCAATAAAGTTATCAGTTACTAATGATATTTGACCTAGCAGCGTTGGGACCGCAAAGCCTGTAACATTATTTTCTGTACTACCACTTGCAGTTACGTTACCCACCAAAGCTGGTACGGCAAAGCCAGTAAGATCGATAACTGAATTGGCAATAACAGTAACCGTACCATCTACTACAGGGCTATATACACCCGTTACATCAGTATTAGCTGGTGCTACAACCGTTACAGTACCAACCTGACCAACAGCATTTACACCCGTTACGTCTAATATCTGTTGAGTTCTAACGTCAACTGTACCAACTACGCCTACAGCAGACACACCAGTAATCTGAACTGCAATACCAAGGCTTGTATCGCCTACATCAGCAAACGGGGCACCGCCGTAGGGAAAGCCACCAAACATTATTTGCCTTTCAGAGCATCAACTTCGGCCTTCAACTCCTTAATAGCCTCAATCAGTAAACCAATCATATTGTCGTAAGCAACTAATTTGTAGCCTTCGTTATTTGTACTGACAACCTCTGGCAACACAGCCTCAACTTCTTGAGCAATCACACCAGCATGGCGTGATTTATCAGCTATGTCGTTACGTACATAAGTAACTCCACGAATTTGGTTAACTTTATCCAAAGCGTTAGGGATTACAACTACATCATCCTTATACCGTGCATCCGAAGAAGCATAATGAATCGTAGCAACTAAGTTACCAGTAGATGGGTTATAAGTTAACTTAGTGCTAGAAACAAATACACTACTTACGTTACCAGAAGTCACATCGTCAAATAAAATATATCTAGTGGCGTTTGTACTATTGTCATCAGTAATACCTATGCCGCCACCGCTAGGTGCTTGAGAAACCCAAGTGGTGCCGTTAGATGTAAGAACGTTATTAGCTGTTCCAGGAGCGACTACTTTAACTGCACTTGCGCCGTTACCAAGAATGACGTTTTCAGCCGTTAAGTTAGCAGAACCAGTGCCACCATATTGCGCACCTATTACAGTGGAGTTCCAAGTACCAGCCGTTAAAGTTCCGACTCCAGTAATGCCTGTATAAGAGCCAGATACACGTGCAGAAGCAACCGTACCAGAGGACAAGTTGGATGCGTTGATAGCAGATAAAGCTGAACCATCACCAGTAAATGATGATCCTGTAATGGCACCAGCGCTAAATTCGCCTGATGTTCCTCTTAAAACAATTGTGCTTGCGCCGTTAGCTGTGGCTGCCGTGGTTCTAGCGTTAGCTATGGTTCCACTAGAGATATTTGAGGCGTTAATATCGCTAATAGTTGCGCCGTTTCCAGAAAAAGCACCGCTAAAAGTTGTAGCCGTAATAGTTGCAGCTGCAAAATTACCACCAGCATCACGAGCAACAATGGTCGAAGCGCTATTAGATGAGTTAGCCGTTGTGTACAAATTGGCAATAACGTTACCTTGCCATGTACCAGCAGTAACAGTACCAACCCCAGTTATATTTCCATAAGCGCCTGATACATAAGCAGAACCAATTGTTCCAGCAGAAATATTTGACGCATTAATCGAGGTAATTGATAAACCACCACCACTAAGATTTGTAGCGTTTACAACGTTGGCATCAAAAGACCCGTTAGTATCACGAAGCACAATAGTGGAAGCACCATTGGCAGAAGCAGCAGTAGTCCTGGCATTTGATATGGTCCCCGAAGTAATGTTAGAGGCGTTGATATTTGTACCGCCAGAAATATCACCTGAAATATTTGCCGTAATCGTATTAGCCGAGAAGTTACCACCAGCGTCACGCTGAACAATAGTGCTTGCGCCATTTGATGACGAAGCGGTAGTACGGGAGTTTGCTATAGTTCCAGACGAAATGTTGCTGGCGTTAATAGCCGTGATAGCAGTACCGTCTCCGCTAAATGAAGAAGCCGTAATGACGTTAGATCCAAAGTTTCCAGAGGCATCACGCAATACGATTGTGCTGGCGCTATTAGATGTATTACTTGTAGTACGGGCATTATCTATAGTTCCGCTGGTAATGTTTGAAGCGTTGATGTCGGTTAGGGCTACAGCATTACCAGTGATGTTTGTAAAGTTACCGCTGGTTGCATTAACCGTTGTAGCAGTTATTACGTTAGCAGCAAAAGAACCGTTTGTATCACGAGATACGATGGTAGAAGCGCCATTAGCGTCAGAAGCCGTAGTTCTAGCATTAGCCAAAGTACCTACCGTGATACTAGAAGCATTAATTGCTACGTTGGCAGCGTTGGTTAACTGACCTTGAGCATTAACAGTAATCTGAGCAACGTTACCATCATTGCCATATTGCGCTGCCGTAACAGCTGTGTTAGCAATACTAAACGTTAAGTTGGCAAGATTAAGGCCTGTACCAGCTGCATAAATCTGAGCGGAGCTAATCTGCGCAAAAGTAATATTTGACGAGCCAAAAGTAATTGTGCCTTGGGTATTACAGACATAAGTCTCGCCCGCACCAGTATCACCGTCCTGAACAAAGAACGCATCACCAGCGCCCAACGTATTAGGATTAGCTAAACCAAAAGTATCGGCATCAGTTGCACGAGTTAAAACCCATTGAGCACCTGGTCCTGGGCTATCAGGAGCGCCTGGATTAGTAACTGTATATACACCGTTATGCACTGCATTTGATTGGGTATAGACTAAAACACGAGCTGTATTGGATAGCGTTACACCATCAATCACAAGTGCTGCATTAGCGCCATTATTGGTAAGCGTTGCGCCTACACCGTTACTAGCACCATTTGGCTGAACGTAAACTGCGTTTAAAGCTGTTGGAGATTCAACTAAGACAGCCTCGTGGTACGAAATGCCTT